CTCATAAGAAAGGATAAGGGATGAAAGAATCTCCTATAAGATCCCATAACAGTTATTGTCCATGTGATTGTAAATATTTTAGGGAGACTACATTTGATCACAAGTGTAGATATTATGAAGTAATGTTACAAGAGGGGCCTATTACCCATGCAACTCCCAGGTGCCACGATTGTAAGTGGACTGATCCTGTATGGGTTGATTGGTGGCATCCAGATAAGAGTAAGAGGAAGAAACATGAGACACTTTGAAAGACCTATATTTTTTGGTGGGCCAGGGGTTAAAGACCAGGTAAAAAAACTACATGATCAGGTTGATCATGTCCTTGATCTTATGAGTGGTATGCAGCAACCCCCACATTGTAGAAATGAACAAGAGGTTAAGGAAGAAGAAATGTTCAGAGAAAAAATTAACAAAGAGATGTATGAGACTATTTGTAATATTGTTTTGGCAATGGGGTATTATATTTTTGATATGGATAGATATTATGACTCCTGAAGAAGAGAGATTTGTTGAACTGTTCTCGGATCTTGTTAGCCTAAAGAACCTAAGAGCATATCATGAAAGTGTTGTTATAGAACTTAACAGACGGATTAATGAATTACAAAAAGAGTTTGACTCGATGAAATTGGATGATTCTTCCGATAAGTAATTAAGGGGGAATAAATTATGAGCAGACTATATACAGAGGAAGAAATTGAAGAGATCCGTAAAGAGTACCGTGAAAAACATGGGACTATCTACATAACCTGTGAAGTTTGTAAATTCTCATATGAACCCTGGGAATATTCCGAGTGTCCTATATGTTATCGTAACACTTACGTTAAACTGTTGAAACGTAATAGAGTAAAGAGAAAAAGGGATGCATAGAATCCTCTTCCATGCATCCCTTAATATTTACTTTATCCATTTAAACTCACCAAATTCATATTTGGCTTTTGTATCATTAGCATAATCTATAGCTAACTGATCCTTGTCTTTTTTACTGATGAATACTCTTACTCCAAATTCCTTTTCATACATCTTAATTCCAGCATCAATAATTCTCCCAAAGGCCCTTGCAGCTAACTTAGTTTCATAAGTACCTTTGTCTAATATTTTTAATAGGTGTTTTACTGTTGGGATATAATATTCTTTATACCATTTCTGGGTATTATCCATATACATTTGAAGATTCTCAGGATCATTCATAATCTCTTCAGAGTCCATCTCTCCTATGAGTGTCAGAATATCTTTTGATTTACTCATTATCTTTTTTCTCCTCATCCTTAGGCTTAGTGCTCAAAACAAATTTTTTGCCTGGGTTTACCATAACCTTAGCTTTTTTCATAAAATATCTATTCAATAAAATAGGGGAGATCTTTGTTTCACGGTTAGTGAGAGTACATTTTATATTTGGATACAAATCGTTATTAAATTCAATATCGAACTTTACAACTGGTCTCTCTTCCGTATGATCGTGAAATCCTCCAACTTCTGTATTCTGGATTTCTACCAGATCTCTTTTATATTTCTTACCCTTAAATGTCCAGGTAACAGTCTTTTTCTTTTCATCCATTGTGTATTCATCAGCATGAAGAGCACAATGATTACCATTGCCTGTATCCAGCTTGGCAACAATGTCCCCGAACTCTTTTATGTGTATAGTCTCAAGATAACCACACTCCGTTGCTTTATATGTCCAGTTATTCTTATCACTAATATAATCCAAGACCACTGAGACTATATCCTCTTTTGTAGCCTCTTCTATCCCCTCAGTCCCAGGGGAAGAATTTACTTCAATAACTCTGAGACCATCTTTTGTAGGAATAAAATCAACTCCTACCCATATTCCCCCCACTGCTTTAGCAGCTAACAAACAAGCCTCTTCCTCTTCCTTGGATAATTTATATTTCTTAACCTTTCCTCCCAGGGAGAAATTGGATCTAAAATCATCCTCTATAACATCACGTCTCATAGCTCCAATAACCTTGTCACCCAGGACGTGTGCCCTAACATCAAAATCAGTTGGAACATACTCTTGAATTAAAAGCTCTGCTTCTTCATCAATTTTCCATATGACTTGAAGGATAGATGTGAGAGATTTCCTTGACTCAACAAAGAATACTCCAATCCCATGAGACCCACTAAGCGTCTTTACAACAATAGGAAATTTGTCACCAATAATCCCCAAGGCATGATCAATACTTTTCTTATTTTGTATAAGTGCAGTCTTTGGAGTGGATACTCCAATATCTGCCAACTTCAAAATAGTTCGATACTTATCTCCACATATTTCCATACAATCCCTATAATTGATACAGAAAAGTCCTGCTTTTTCAAGCTGGGAAATTAAGTCTAAAGTAGATCTAAATTTAGTTACAGACCCACGAACTAAAGCAACCGTTTCATGAGGATTAAACTCAAAATCTTTATTGTCTTCTGAACTGTGAATTATATATGAAACACTGTTTACCCTCTCAATAGTAGCATCATCAACAAATACTATATAGTTGGGGATCTTCCTTTTATCACAGGTCTCTTTAACTCTCCTGGCAGTAGTAAACAACTGATCCTTATTCTCTTCCGAACGACTTGTTATTATTAGGATTTTGAAGCCTTCTTTGGGGGCAGCTTCATAAAGCTTTTTTACAAATGAACTTGATTTATTCATATATCCTACTTCTTGAGAATTTTCAACACGAGTGACTTGTCATGTAAAAGCTTATTAACAATATATTGGGCCTTGGTTTTATCCATCCCATATTTAGCCATTACATACCGTTCCATCTCATCCACTTTTTTAGCATTCATAAGCTCCAAGAAATCTCTATCTTGAAGCAGTTCAGTAAATATAGGTTCTATAGGTTGTTGAATCCTTACAATCCCTACAGCCATTTTTGTAGGTTCTCCTAAATCATCCCTGGTGGTTACTCCTGTGTCCAGTCCTTCCTTCAATTCAAAGTCTGCTGAGAGAACAGGCATAGAGAAAACTTCATATCCACGATCCAGGGGTTTTACTTCCATACTTCTTCCAGAGGATCTAATGACTTCAAATCGATCCCCCTTAGCAATACGAACTTTTTTATCTGTACAATATGTAGAGACTCTGGCCCGAACAACATCCCCAGGTTTGAACCCTTCGATTAATTTCAATGTGTAAGTTGATTTATTCATTATTCAGGCTCCGTGTCATATCCGTGGCACTTTGGACAACGTACCTCATAAGTATTCTTACTTAAATTCTTGGTGAACTTATGACCACATTCCATACATACCATTTTCACTTTTTCTTCGACAATATCCAGAAGCTCTAATATCTTCTTTGCAATACCTATCATTTCATCATACCTCCTGTTGGGACTTCCCCTAACATATCTCTCGATGTGCTAACAACCTCTACTCTGGATAATTCTACCTGACCTTGGAAATCAGAACTTAGTGTTATTCCGTGGAGGTATTCAGTGTCATATCCATCTTTTGTGACCTTTGCTATAAAAGGCCCGTAATCCTTTGTAGGATTGGTGTCTAAGTTAAGTTTAAAATCTTCTGTATAAGACCCAGTATCATCAGGCCAGGTCTTTTGGCAATAGGATCTCTCTACCACCTGCTGAACTATGTTTCCATTGGAGTCAGTCATTACTGAAAATATTTGATCCCAATCAATATTAAATAGAGTAACAGTAGCATTTGGAATTGGGACTCCCCTACTATCTACTACCTTAAAATTAAATCTATGTTCACGTACAACCTTTGGGTTTCCAGTGACCCAGTATCGAAAGTTGACTTCCCAATTGTCAACATCAAAACCCTGACCCACATAAATTGTTTTCTCGTCTGTACCACTGAAATGATCCTGAATATTTACCAGGGATTCATATTCTCTACAGTAGAGGTCTGTGACATGTTTCCCGTTCATCCACTCATCAGGTGTAATAGGCCAATAACCTACATTAAATATTTTGTCCCTTAATCCAATAGATTCAGGAACAAAAGATGAATAACCACGATAAATATTTTCAAGTGTATTGTTGTAATCACTTACCTCATTTCCACCCAGGAAATAACATCCATCTAATCGATTATTCCATAGACGACCCTTTGTACATGCAATTATACCAACTTGAGATCCTTTGTTTCTTATAGAACATCCATATAGATGTAATTCTCCATTGGTTTGATCATTCCACATGAGATAGGTTTGTGCTGCTTGTTGAAAGATAAAACCGACTCCACCAACACAATTATAGATATTCTCATTATTGGTATAACCAAATCTTAAGAATCCACTCTCAACTCTGATTATAAATCCACTACCACCAATCATAGGATCAATTAAAGCTTGTTTGGTATCATCTACAACATAACTGTTTGTTATGATAACCCTACATTTCTGATAATACTGGAAGAGGTTTGCCCTAAGCATAACATTCCACCCACCAGCTTGATCATATGTGTAAGTATCAGCGAAATAAAAATAAGGTGATCCGAATGTACCTTCCCCATCAATATATACTGTACTTGATGGTTGATCATATGTTACTGACATATCATTCTCTCTTCTTCATATTCTTTATGAAGTCCATTACAGGTTTAGCTTCTATTGAGTCATAGACAAGCCTATTGTCATAAAACTCATTAATTCCTTCTTGTTCCTTTAATTCTGATTCTTTTTCTTTTCGTGTAATACCTTCCCAATTTCTTGCATTTTTACAATAATAGTGGTGACAATCCCACTTGGGAGTATTTACACAAGCTTTAAAAAAAGCTCTTTTTTTCTCTTCTGGGAAATTGGGTGTTTCATCGAAGTGCCTGTCATTAACACCCCAATAATTTTCCCGTAATCTATGATTATAGATCCTTTCAACATGATGTCTTCTAATGGCACGTTTCATATTTTTGCTCAATATCCAAACATTCTGTTCAAAATTTAAACAATAGTGTAAAAATCAGTTCGTTTAATTCTATAAACATCTCCATATTTATAATTTAATGTTGTTTTTGTTGGTATGCAATTTGCATATCTATAATAGTAAAGGAGGAAAACAAAATGAACACCTTAATAATCATGATTGCAGCAGGGGGTATGATTTATGTTGCAAATTTATTAAGGTTCACACTGATCCGAGTCCTTAGCTAACTTAATCTGGAAAATAGCCCTGGGTCTATGCTTTTAGAGTATAGTCTAATCTGGGCCTTCCAGGTTTTTGAAAGTTGATTAAAAGGTTACAAATGACCGATAAGTAAGTATAAGGAGGATTACAAGTATGATAATAACACCAAGAGTAATAATCTTAGTAATCTTACTTTTAATTGTATTACTTTTTCCTTTAGCATAAAGGAGATAACCATGATGATTTGCCCACTTACCCATAAAAAAGCAGTTTTAAAAAACTGTGTAAAAACTTGTCCAGGCCCTTGCCAAGAAATGAAAGAACTTTCCAAGAAGGAACAGGAAATGGAAAAAGCAGTTGTTGACTTAGCCACAAATATCCTTAGAGAGGAAGAGGAAGCCCGTAAGGTTCACAAACATGATGGAGGACTGGAAAGTTATGAAGACTAAAAAAGCCTATAAAACTGTAATATTACCAGTGACCGTTCCTGACTCCGATTACTGTTGGAGGAAAGGTCAGATGGTATGTCCATATCTCGATACCTTCAAGAATCCTATTAAATGCAACTTAGGGTTTTGTGGTGTTCACTTTAATGAAAATGGTGTTATTCTTAAACCTGAAAGCTGTTTAAATCTAAAACCAGAAAGTAAACCGAAGAAAAATTAACAAAATGTCGATAAGTATATATACGGGGGATAACAGAGAATGCAACCCCCACCCATCGGCTAAGATCGGGCATGGTGAAATATCCACCCTGGCAAAGGCCGATATTAGAACATGCGTTGTGGGTGACACGATAAACCCTCATCATCGGGCTTCGGGTCAAGTACCTCTTTTAGGGGTGTAGAGGGAAATGACCATATCCAGTTAATCACCCAATAGGATAAGCTCCGATCCAATCCCTGGGGGGTTTGGAAGGTTCACCTGAAATCTTCCAGTTGTAGGTATCCTTAAACCTTCCGTTGGGGGCTACGTGAGTGCCCCTTTTATAAACCTTTAACTACCCGTTAAAGCTCAATCTCCTTGAATGGAGAAAGCCAGGGAGGAGGGGAAAACGATGTATTAATATGAAAATATTATAAATCATCGGATAGTTTTAATTTGCCAATTATATTGCCTGGGAGTTTTTTCGTGGGTTTTTCTCCTTTGCAAAAAAACCTACATTGATTTTTCTCAGGCTTTTGAAAGTTACTTTATGGTAAGGGTCTGGTAAAGTACCTCTTCTAAGGGTGTAAGAGGGAAAGAAGTTCCGTACAGTTAATCACTCTATAGAGAGACCCTTTTGGGTTGTGGGTGAGCCTTATGCCTTAACTTAAAAACCCTCATTATATGTAGTCATTTTTGTAGACAATATTAACTGGGTTCGATTCCCAGTGTCCCGAATGAGTATAACCTACTCAACCCTATTTGGGATAGGAGAGATGGTGTAATGGAAACACGGTCTACTTAAAAACGTGCCACACACGTTGCATGTCCTATCATTGGATAAAGGTTTGTAGATTTTCCTACTTAAAAATCCTACGTATTGAAAAAATGTTTTTCATAAATTAGAGTAAGGGGGAGAGTAACAAAAAATTCTCCCCCGACCTCCAATCTTATAATTTCCTCTTCAGGAATACCCCCCAGAATAAGGCACTCGATTATCACACGACACTTACCCTTTGTAGAGCAACTTGTGTCTTAAAATGGACATGAGGGCCTTATTTGATTATCTTAAGAATCCGAACCCAATTATAGACTCTGGATCTATTGTAGGAAGATTCTTACTTGATAAAAAGTTATTTACCTGGTCAATTGTTGGGTTACTTACCAATAGTTGTGAATATTCCCAAACAAATTTTTCCACAACCTCTTTGCCTCTTTCTTTATATTCTAAAGCTTTGGCAATTCCAGGATATTCACTGGCCCAATATATATTTGTTAAAGCATTCTCAAAGTCATGCATTTTAAGTGCAGCTTGAGTAGCATCAAGACCTGTAAGAAGACCCACGATCCTGCCAGTCATATTTTCTATTTCTGCATCCAGCAATGTACCCTTTGGTAACACATAATCCAAAACCTCTAAAACTTGCTTTGCCTTGTTCATAATTAATCCAATCCTAAATTTTTAGCCTTATTTTTATCCCATACTACTTTTACTTTTGATCCTGCCCGTTTCATGGCCCAGGGAGATTTATCACCAAAAATCTTGTCATGTAGACTCATCCTGATCTTATTGGCTTTATCAAAAGCATCTTTCACTTCTGGGGATACCCCACCAAAACTTAAACCATTTACAAAATCAAACCATTCAGCATAAATTTCAGCATCATACTGACTGGGATATTTCTTTTGTTCATCTATTTCTTTTAACACTTCCTTAGCTGTCTTCAACCTTTTGCCTCCAACTCTTTTATTATTGAGTTTATTCTGTCAGTTGATATATTATTTCTTTGGAGAGTATTTTTGAATTTTTCCTTATCATGAAATATCTCCATATGACTACCTCTATATACTACGTAATATTTTTCCTTATCAATATATTTTCCTAAAGACTTTATACCACACCCATATATCTTTTCCAGTGGAATATGTGTTTGGTTCTGCTCAGATATTATGTCCAGTACGTCTCGTGCTTTAGTCATTATCCTAAATCTTTCATTAATTTGGATACCATGTTTGCTGGTAGATTAACTTCATTCCTCAGGACGGATCTAAACTTTTCCTTATCCTTATATGTAGACTTTCCACCATTCTTGGCTATTACATAATACTCTTCTTTTCCTGCAACTTTACCAACTGCTTTAGCATCGGCACCAGGCCAAGACACAGGAAGTTCAGTTTTATTTGCTTCTATAAGACTGAGTATATCACTTGCCTTAACCATTATCTGTCACCTTTTTCAAAACCAATGCAATACTTTATGATCTGCTCTTCCAACTTCATAGCATCTTTAGCATTTGCACAATATAGATAACCAATATCTTTACCACCCTTGCTCTTTATGACAACATAATCTGCTTGTGGTTCACTGGAACCCCTTATGGCAGTGACAATACCAAGTTTTACTGCTTCGTCTATTTCTAATAGCTCTTGTATTTTCTTTACCTTATTCATTATGTCACCTTTCCAGCAAATCCATCACGGGCTTTTCCTTTATACCCCTTTTTCACGATGGTTTCCCCATTCCAATCGAAATCTTTACTGATAATATCATATAGGTTTCCAAAATTCTTTTTTCTATCTATAATAGCATATGACTTAATCCCATAGAGATTACCATCAAGAGTATCATATATAAATTTACCTTCATCATAACCAACGTCAATAGTGACCATCTCTTTACCACGTTTATTCACATACACCTTATCAGCATTAATAAAAATCTTTTGTTTCCGTTGGACATCTTCTGTATAGGCCACAATTTTCTTTTGTAATTGAGAAGCAAATTTGTTACATAATACCAAGCTATCATCCTGTTCAAGGATATTCATTAATTCTTGTGCTTTACTCATTATGCTATCCTTCCAGCATAACCATATTGGGTTCTGCCCTTCATACCTTTTGGCATAATTGAATAACCATCAAATTCAAAATCTTTTTTGACAATATCTTCTAATCTACCAAAATTTTTTTTCTTGTCAATAACTCCATATCCTTTGATAAAATATAGACAACCATCAATAGGATCATACATAAACTTTCCAGAACCACCAAGGTCTATTTTTATATAAGATCTACCTGGTTTAACACTTACCTGACCTATTTTTATATTTGGATAAGTTTCTTTATAATACTTATCAACCTTAGTTTGGAGCATCTTAGCAAACTTTTGACATAAAGCTTCAGCTTCATTACCCTCAAAAATCTTTATAATTTTCTGTGATCTGTTCATTAATCCTCCACTCCTGCATCCTTCTCCATCTTGGCAAGACGTGTATAATAGTCATCTATTTCTGCCAGATGATCAAGAGCAATCCTTTCAGCTATTAAAGGATTGGAAGTATGTTCCATTTCTACCTTTATACCCATTTCTAATTGCTTAGAATCTACCTTATCCTTGGTGATCCCTTTTTCTTTGGCTCTTCCCTGTGCAAACATGTCAGAAATAACTTTATAAATCATCTCTTCAAATTTATGTTCATTAATCTTATTAGCCTCTGCAAAAGCATGAACTTCTTTATCAGGGGGATTTGGATTCTTCTTAAAGAACTCAATTATCTTAACTTCTATATTGTTATCCTGCTCATCGAATTGAGCTAAGAATTGTTTTGCCTTACCCATTTATCTTACCCCCAAATATCTTGCGAACACAGCTATTAAAGGATCAGAGGTTCGGGCTTCAGTCCAGTCTTTAAGAGTCCAACCTTTCTTAAGGGCATGTTGTACTCTATCTTCTAAATCTCTTACAAATTGTTGTTTTATATGTTTATAAGTTTGAAGCTTTATAGCCTCAAAATTCTCAGGAGCTTTTTCTACTAATTTTAATACATCTTTTGCTTTCATATCTATTTCCTTACCTTAACAGTAGGTTTAGTCTGATACCTTTTTCCCTTTTTATAAAAATCAACAATAAGTTCACTATCAAATAACAGTGTTTCACCATTAGTCATTTGCAAGTAATATAGTCCTGGATTTTCAGATAACCAAATCTTATCACCATTTTTCAAAAGAGCATATGGGCCTTGGTATTGATCAAAAGGTTTTACTTTATTGAATATACCAGTCTTTTTAGCTACTTTCTCTAACTCCAACCTGGCTTCATACCACTCTCCACCTTTTTCTATATCATACTGACCCATTTCACCAGTTTCATTTATAAAATTTAGAACATCTTTTGCTTTCATTATCTTTCAACCTCACTATAAACTTTTTTAGCCATTTTCACAGCTTCTTGTGGAGATTTAAAATAAGTAGACGATGGTACTCCTAATACTTTTCCATCTGTGGAGATCCAAGCATGTGACCTGTGTTTACGTGATAAATTCCATGTTCTAAGCATGTAACCTATATGTTTTCCTGTTTTATTTGATATAGGATCAATTGACCAAGTAGTACCCTTATCATCCCTATAGTCATATCCATGTTTCCCAGCTTCAGCAGAAGTACCACCAGCATACATACTCCAATCATTAAGACTGGGAATTCCACCTTCATTGATTATATTTAATATATCTCTTGCTTTCATTATACATTGTATCCTGTAGGTACTAATTTTTTCAATCTATCTACAATTTCTTGAAGACGGGGAATAACTATTATTAAAGCTTTCCCTATGTCCTCAGTACGTTCATCATTAAGTCTCTTTTTTACAACAGCCTCAACACCTATCGGGGTACTAACTCCCTTACCTTGTAGGAATTTTACAACAATATCGTTTATTTCTTTTATGAGCTTGTCATAACTCGTGTGCTTTTCTTCACCCATTTGAAGAATATCTTTTGCTGTTATACTCATATTTTCCTCTTCTTATCTATGAAATCCAGAAGGCCCCTCTTTATCCACTCAGGAAGTGCATTGACTTTCTCAAGTGCTTCCTCTGGTTTATAATTCCGTAAATCATCCAATGTTTCAATAGATCCAGTTTTTCTTAGTTCCTTATCTAAAGAATCATGTAAACCAGATCTCATAAATAATTCTGCTTTGTAATTATGATCATTGATTAGTTTACCAGAAAACTCATCAATCCACTGAACATAATTATCTGACCAACCCTCAACATTGAAAGTTTCTTTTTGTATTTCTTCTGTTATTTGTATGACTTCTTTAGCTGTTCTCATAATTCTAACCTAAATTTGTAATTTGTCTTAGACCTAACAAAATTTTTTATCCTGGGTATTAATTCATCAGCCTGATCACTAAACTTGTGCTCTCTGACTAAAACAACACTCTTTGGAGAGTCTATTGTAAATATAACTTCAAGTTGTCCCCCATCATTCATATTAATCAGGAAAGACTCAACACCATAATCAACAATCTTAGCCCGTGTCATTATCTTTTTATCCAGACTTAAATTCTTTATAAGACCTTCCTTGAATCTGGATATTGTTAGGGGGAGAACCTTTCCCTGTTTCAACATCTCCAATAGTTTTTCTGCTTTGTTCATAATCATACCTTTTTAATTGGGTATACCCCTGTCAAATTAAAATCTATAATATCAACTTCTACTGTTACTCCATCTTTATTAAACTGAGGACAATCTTCTTCTCCTCCAACTTTTACCCATCCTTTTTTCTCAAAGTAACGTTTTACTGTGTAGAAGTCTTTTTTAACTACTGGGACTTTTCCGAAACCCATCTTTTGTACAGTCACAGGAATTTTCTCTTTTTGGAGCTTATTAATAACTTCTAACTCCCAATCTTTTAACTTCTCACATAGTTGTAATAGTTTTTCTGATTTATTCATTTTAATTTCCACACATTCAAATGACTTAAAATTTCTTTACCTTTAATGGCAGTATAATTTTTTAACCCCTCTACAGAGATGTGATCTAAAGCTTTTGTAAGTTTATCAAAAGGATTCTTTGAATCAACTTCCTTTGTATCCAAATTAACCAAATAGTATTTAGATTTAACAAGTTTACCACTCAGTATCTTTAATGTTTTTGTAGCCTTATTCATTACCTTATACCCAAATCTTTTACGAATGTGTAATATGTTACATTAATATTACGTTCTTCACCACGTTTATACTGTATCTTCTTATTCCTAAACATATCAATAAGGAAATTGTCAACCTCATCAAAATCAGAATTAAACTCAATAGTGTATGATCTTTTCCCAGGTTTAATTTTATGGCCCTTAACTGGAACTATACTGAATTCTCTCTCATCATCCCCATAATTTTTCTCATAGGTGCTCAGGATTATAGCACGTTCCATTTGTGGGGGATCTTCTATAAGTTGCCTTATAGATCTCTGATCTTCTGGGGACAATTTAACCATTGCTTCCAGAATCCTTAATATTTCCTTTGATACAGTCATTTTAAAAATACCTACTATAACTGGCAGAATCGAACATACCCTTTGGGATCATACTCTTCATAGCTCTGAGAATCATATCATCAGATTTTACAGAACTCGTGGAGGTGATAACTATCTTTCCATTTTCCCATTTGGCTACGGTCTCACGACCCATCCCCAATTTTTCCAGGGTTTTACCATCTGTCTCTAAAAGTTTTCCTTCCAGTGCTTTCTTATCTGAAAAAGCATCAATAACCTTCTTATCTATAGGTTTTAAAGCTTCTCCCATTAATTGTAATATATCTTGTGCCTTACTCATATTATTTACCTATTACTGACTTATTCTTTAGAGAAAGTTGTAACTCATTAGCAGATACCTCATGTGAATAAGCATATTTATCTTTATTTACAAGAATAAGACTATTTTTCTTATCAGGATTTACTATAACAACATATCTACCCTCTGGTACTGCTTCTTCTTTTGTCCAGGAGTATAAAGACCCAGCAGTTACTACAATTATTTCCTTTGGAGGAAAAGCTTCCATTAAATTTAAAATATCTTGTGCTGTTTTCATGTTTTATCCCTTAAAGCTTCTAACTTTTGTAACTATATTGAAATCATAGATAGACTTTTCAGTTCCATCCTCTAACTCAACATCTAAAACATCCAGTGTTCCTTCATTTGGAGCATCGTCTATCAATCTCACTATTTCAGTAGTTTTTATCCAATTAGCTGCTGGATAGTTCTTCTGGATTCCAGGGCCAGTTCGTATAACCTTAATGAAACTACCAGCTTTGATCATCTCTGACATCTTGCTTTCTGCTATAACAATCTGTCCATCCTTGACCCACTTATCAAGCAGAGCTTTCCTGGAAGGATTCTTGCTCAATTCTTTCTCGATGACCTTTTTAGCTTCATCCTCATCTTTTGCTATGACAGTTGTAACTATCTGACCACTTTTAAATGTAGCCTTAAACTTTTTATTACCTTGTTCAAATAAACTTAAAATATCTTTCGCTGTTGTCATTATTTACTCCCAGGTTTTGTAGCAAAATGAAATTTTCTCTCATCAAATTCTGGTGTATCTTTGCTAAACATGTTTGCAAAAGCATCAACTAATTTCTTATCAGCACCATTATCTTTTAAAAGTTTAGCTATTGCTACATAATGTTTTGCTGTAAACATACGTGCTTCAGTTAATTCTAATAAATCGTTTGCTTTACCCATTATCCTATCATCACGATCTCAAGGTCTCCCTTGTAATAGGTTGTAATCTTATCTGTAATCTTCTTGGCAAATTCTTTGTTACCTTTGATAACATCACAGAGAAGTTTATTAGGATCTTGTAACTCCATCCCTATTTCTACTTCTTCGTCCACACTCTTGTAAACTATTACTATAGAATTTTCTTTTTGCTCTTTGAGGAGATCAATGTAGATCTCTCCTGATTGTGTAGGAACTTTTGCAATCTTAGGCAAAGTTTTATCTTCCCCCACCAACCTTAATAATTGGTCTATTTTTCTCATAATCGTTTTCCTTCTTTAGCTTTCTTAATATATCCTGTTATATCTCTATGTAGATATTTTTCAGCCCATTTCCAATCTATATCCAGGATAATATTATCATTGTACCCTGCTTCTATATAGACATCAATAGTAAGATATGCTCTACTTCCAATAACCCCTTTTAAAAGTTTAGGAAATGGTGTCCTTATCCCTAAAGATTTATATGCTTCTTTATGTAATAAAGTAGCGTCAAAAATATAAACCCTCTTTTCAGTGTTATCAGCTAAAAATCGTAATAAAGGAGTTCCATACATCATATACTTACTTGAAGATAATAATCCAGCTATTTCTGATGGAGAAGGATTCAAAAAGATTTCACAATCCTTTCCAACTCTTGTTAAATATTCTTCCTCTATTCCAGGTTTATGTTCACCTTGTTTAAAGCTTCCAACTCTACTGATATCATCATAGGCATAAGCTTCTATTCTATTATTATCCCATATGACTTTAGTAGGAAATCTAAATTTTCTAATAAACTGTTTAATTTCAGCAAAAGTTTTCTGATCAAGGTTTTTGGTAGTAATATTAGTCTCCCTTAAACTTGGAGTCCCTGAACATATATCATATCTAATGAAACCATCAGTAATTTTGTAAGGAAATACTTCAGTATGATACTTACCTGGATTAAGTCTGGTATCTTGACCAGTCTTATAGTTGTACCATCCTCTTATAAATTCTATTTCCTCAATCAACTGTAGTAATTTTTTAGCCTTCATAACTTAATCATCCATAAGGATTTGACATATCTTGACGTTTCCAGTCATGTACCTCTAAAGCTCTCATTGTATTTACATAAAGTTTATACAAATTAAAGAATTCTTCACCCTCTTTTACGTCTTTCACTTGGTACAGACTCATATTATCATAGAAATAGTAATTATCATTATAAGAAACCATTGTCTCAAATTTACCTAAACGTTTTACTATCTTTAGTTTAATCCCTGCATCTCCCTGAAAGGTGCCTTTCATTTTGGCCTTCCTTGAATCCAGAGTATCTCTTATACTGTGAACAAGGCTTGTAGCTTGTTTAGCATCTTCTTTACCAGTTATCTTAAATTGTGGTAGTTTGGGAAGAGTCTTAGGATTTACAATTTCCTGCTTCTCTGGTTGTTGACCATACAATTGACAATTAAGATAATCACCACGATCAGCGTACACACTCCCAAAATATTTCTGCATCTCTTTAGCCAGTTTGTCTAAATTGGGGATCTTGTTCCCATTAGTTTGAACTACCAGGATATTCCCATAAGACCCACCTATAGAAAAAGTAAATTCTTTGTCTTCAGAATCTATACTAACAGGTCTACCACTAAACCTCTTATTTTTAGGAAACTTAATCTTAGTAATCTTAATAACTGTTTGGTATAATTCCTTCATAACATTAGCAGGAATAGCCTCAGCACTTTTCTGTTCCAATATATTTAATATATATCCTGACTTTTTCATTTTCCTAATTTCTTCTTGAAATCTGCTTCTGTATCTAAGGAGTTCTTATCTACAGACATTCTATTTCCTTTTTCATCCTCAATAAATACAAACTTCTTCATAGGATCAAAATCTTTTTTAGTGACTTTTACCTTTGCTCCTATTTCAATGTCTTTTCCATTAATAACTCTACCCATAAATCTATCTAAAAGAATAGGGTTATATATGTATGTTCCCCCCACCTTAGGATTTTTTACTGCTTCCATTATTCCGAGTAATTCTTTTACTTTGTTCATAATTAAACTCCATAGGTAGTGTTCATATCTATAAGGACTATATCATTTATAACTATACGATCCTTATCAGAAAAAAACTTTTTTATCTTATCAATATTTTTTACTATTAACTTATGTAAATGGTCTACATATTTGTGTGTAAGTTCCCTATTATAAGGCTCCAAATTTAGATATAATACTCTTGGATCAGTACCTAACATTGAATCTTTGCTTGGCTTAACAATGAAGATATTTTCAAAATCTTTACCTTTAATATATTTAGAGAGTTTTTCACTACTTGAAGCTTCTATTAATTTTATAATTTCTTTAGCTTTGTTCATATCTTACTCCAAGGAAACCTTATGGACTGTCATAACATTCCCAAACTTGTCCATTATATTAGCCAATAAATTCTTACTATCAAAATCAACGTTAAGAACTACCACTTCAGTCCCAGGTTTGATTCTTTTTCCCTTCTTAACGATGGGAAAATTTTTATCCATCATATTCTCTTCTGGATTGAATTTATATTTATCCCCTATCTTTATATTTGGATAGGAGGAGGACTCTATAAGTTCCTTTAATATTCTACTCTTCATGCTGCTTTTTTCCTCCCACGTTTATCTGACTTGTAAGCATCAAAAACTGTAACATATATTTTTCCACTCATCTTACTTACAGCATGTTTATGACCTAATCTCCCAGCTATTTTCTTGATAACCTCATGAACTCCTTTTTCTGATATATTGGGATCGATGACAAATATAAGGTCTTCTTTCTCATTAGTTTTTACTATAATCTTATTTTTTGGAGCTTCAAATGAGTGAAGTAATATAGTAGTTGGTTTCCCATCCTGAATAGCTTTTGATAACAATTGTATATCTCGTGAATTAAGATCACCATAAGCCATTTCTGAGATCAGGTCTAATATATCTTTAGCTTTCATTAAACATTCCTTTCCTCTTTTGGAAAGAGATCATTTGTTTCATCTGAGTTAAAAGCATCAAATACATGACAAACAATTCGTGCTTTACCATCTTTTATTTCAAAGTACATTTCATCATATACCAAGAAACCATTAGAATGTTTTGATTGAACTACAATCTTAGCTATGGTTTTGGTAATAAACAAAAGTTCCAGCATTTCTGCATCATATCGTGTACCTAATTGGACATATCCTTCAACAAAATTTCCCCAGGACTCAAATGGTATAAGTTCTAAGTCAATATATTTCTGAGCTTCAGGGAAATTTAATTCACCCAAGGCATTATAATATTGTATGAAAGTATCTCTAACTAATATAGTGTTTTGTTTTATAGTGCTCTTATCAGCGTAACTTGTCCCCACCATTCCACACATCATTAATACAATCAATAAAACAATAAATGCTTTCCTGTAACTCATCCCAATACCCTATCTTTCGTCTATAACTTTTAAGACCTTAAAATTTTTATCCTTCTTCATTGCATTTGCCCTACCCATATCAGCGTCTATAAGCAATGCATCTTTATACTTCTCATATTCTCCCATACCAACACTACCATAATATTCTGCTTTACGCCATAGTTCCCCTGATTTAACATTAGGATCTGCTGGTATAGCAACTATTCTTACACGTTTAAAATCATTAAGGTTGACTGTTTTACCTCTCTTTCCAGCAAGTAAAAGTTCAATATTCTTAACTTGTTTTGGTCTAACGTTCTTGTATAGTTTTATGAAAGTTTTACAACCTCTTACTATAAGATCTGTTCCAATATTTCTGGAAATCATTTGTTCCTTAACATAAGGATATCTATAAAAGAATATTCTCCTATCATCAACCTTTGTAATAATAATGTGATCAGGAGAAGAAGAAGCTCCCATATAATATTCCGTATTGGGTTGTAACAAGATATTAGTTTGGAGGGGTTCAAGGCCCCCACCACCTATACTATATATTTGCTCTAAAAGTTTCTTTGCATTTGTCATATTTATTTTTTCCCCACTTCAAAATCTCCTCCGATCCTGTTCCCATAATCTTTTATGAGTTTGGCAGAGGGTTTACCATATACTGGTTTTAAAATTACATGTCTTTTTGCATCATGTGTATCATAACCTATCAATTGAGTTATCGATAGTATTTTATTTGCTCCACGATAATTAACTGGTTCATTGATTCTAATATTTCCTACCAAACCAACATCCTGTCTTCCAGCATAATTTATTGCCTTAATCAATTCCTCTTTTGCTTTTCTAAGTTCTGGAATTTCCTTGTTGGGATCAGTATCATATTCAGCTACATTTGCTATCGTGGCCCAGGCAAAATCTATAATATATTTTTTCATCTTTTGCTTTTTTTGAACTGACATAACTCTATGTTTCCTTGACCAGTCATTAAGTTTATCAGTCCAACTATTAGCTATAGAATCTATCATTTGAGTTTCATCAACTTTATTGTCAAGCAATTCTTTTGCAAACCAGGAGTTCATACTGACATGATAAGCACGACAAATTTCATTATATATGTTTGGTAATTCATCTTCATCCATGAGACCTGTCCGAGTCTCAACTTGAACTTCAATTATGATCCGATCTCCCCCAAACTTATTTCTGGTATTTCCAGCAGCAGATAGAGCAGTCATAAAATCCACTGTAAAATATGTTCCAGGATAAGAAGCAAGTACCCCTGTATCAGAATCCCAAGTTTTCTTTTTAGGATCTGGAACTAATCCTTTCTTCAAGATCTCCCTCAAAAAAGTTGTGGTTGTCCCATGATAAAAAACTTCTTTAGCTTCACAAATTAATTGTAATACGTGTTGTGATTTATTAAGGCTCATAAACAAACTCCGTATATCCTTTTCCCCCAGATGATCCCACTACTCTTAAATGTTCTGGTGGAACTACTATAGAGGCTAATTTATATTTATCAGTCCTCATATGTATTTCAGCAAATTCCTTATCGGCACTAACAAAATCACCAGATTTTATAGTCCCTTTTAAACTTGCTCTCCATATCTTTATCTTCTTAGGTAATTTTGAAGTACCAAAATAATATTGGGCCACCCCAGGTGTCTCTTTATATTGGTCAGTCAATTTCTGAAGATTAGACTCAGAAAGGAGGAACAAAACTTGTTGTGATTTAGTCATGCTTCACCACCTTTTTGATCCTTATATTTTTAGGATCATACACCACAATATTAGTGGCAGTGTTCCTATACTGCATCCGTGGGGTAGCATGTTCCATTCCCACATAACCTAATTTTTTTAAAATGTCAGGCATTCTACCTGGAAACTTTCTTTCCAGAGCATAATAAAGCTCTATATTCATGACCTCATCATCACCTTTTTTAAATCGATCAGAATAATAAGTGGTGCCTAAAACTTTTTCAAACTTTTTAATGGTACTTAGGTCAGCCGTCTTGAGTTCCAAGATACTACCTTTTACCTCTATCTCATATAAAACTTTTCCCCAGGTCAATGCATCTTCAGGGAGAGTTGACAAATAGATTCCTTTTCCAAATGCAGAACCTCCTTTAGCACCTTCTAAAGTGATTTTATCATGTTCATGCTTTGCAGCGTGATAATATATCTTAGATTCAAACAAGTTTAAAATTTTTCTGGATCTATTCATTGTGGTCTTTCAATACTTGGTCATTTTTGTTGTCTAAGTGTCTAAGCTGGGAGGGAGAATCGAACTCCCGACCGATTGATTACAGGTCAATTGCTCTACCGTCTAAGCTACCCCAGCAATTCAAGTCAGGGTGGTAGGACTTGAACCTACGACTTCTTGAATCCAAATCAAGCACTCTACCAACTGAGCTACACCCTGATCATATTTCTAATTTATAGGTGTACCCACCAAAATTTCTTATAAACTCTTTTCCTGCTTTATTATCTTTGAATAGATAATAGCAATCTATGTTTGGGATCTGATCTTTGCTATCTGGCATAACCCAATATGATCCCGTTTTTATCCAGGGGAAATATACACCAACTCCCCATTGTTTTTTGTAGGCTTTTCCCCAGGGGGAATATTCCGTTTTTACGAGTCCAACATTTTTCTTTCCGAAACTGAAAATGAGTGGCTTCGTAATATTTTTCAAATCTGGAATTTCCTGAGGAGTTCCCTTTGGAAAATATTTGTCTAATGTTGGGAGAAGTTTTTTGATTTCTTGTTCTGGATCTTTTACCCGATCCAAATTTAATCTTAGAACGACTCCATCTTTTCTTGCAATTGTGAGGTTAAGTGTATTCAAAATATCGTGATATCCATCCACTGCCACAACATACTGACCTTGCTTATAAGTATCACCATATTCTACCTCATTTTCTAATAGACTTAATATTTTCCTTGATTTATTCATTTTACTGATATGCCTTAATTATATTATAATTTTGATATCATTTCTTCAAAAATGCATTTTCAAAAACCCAATTTTAGGCAATAAAACATAATTTTTGCCGAAAATTTATATATGACAATTTTTGTCACCACTTAGAATGGACGAGTCAAAATACATCCATATGATCACATTCATAAATTAGAAAGTGCCTTAAAAAAGCATTTCTGGGCCTCAGAGAACGTTTTTATGATGTTTTCCCAATTTTTAACATCATATTTTTGATCTCTTTAAGCATTTTTCCCATTTTTGAGTCTGTATCAACATACTCAAAATAGAACCTTAAAATCTTATATGGAATACCTAAATATATCTTAATTGGAGTCTCAAAACATCCTTCACAATTCCAGCATTCATGAACCCAAATATCTCCTTCATTATATTCAAAACCATCTTCAGTATCATACGTCCATTGTGCAGGAGCATGTATCCAATTCCAGCAAACCCATATTGATCCACAATAAGGACATCTTCTTAAAGGTATTAATTTCATATTTACCTCCTCATAGTTATACGTAAGGTTATCTTACTCTACGTATAACTCCTCTTCTAATTCTCGTAAATCCTCAATTGTTTGTTCTATAAGATTCTTTTCAGATACAGCCCAAACTTGTATTGTTCCATTCCTTAAATTCACAATGCACTCTTCAAGGAGTCCTATTGCATTGTTTACTGCAATCTGATCCATTGTCATATTATGCGAATCCCTTCATGAGTATCTCTGGGGCAGGGCCTCCACGAGCTTTATAAATTGCAAGAGTGAGGTCATCAACTTTACCAGTTCCCCCACAAGTAGAACACACATAAATTTCATAAACTACAGGCCCATCTTCACAATATACATGCAAAGGATGTCCACTTGGTATCTTAAATTCCTTTTGACCCTTACATTCTGGACAAATATTCATAGTCTCTCCTATGTCATATAAGTTACGATCTCATACTTACCACTATTAGGCATCTTATAGTAAGACAATGCCAATCTCGTATTTGAATAAACGTTTGGGTATCGTCCCTGCTCATCCATCATACTGAGATCCGCTACATCAAAATAAACCTGTTCGGTTTTATCTCGTCCACCAACTAAGAAACCTGACCATTCTGTTTGATCTTCCTGAACAGCAACCACACCATATTTTCTAAGAATAGCAAATATCTGAGTAAGTGGAATACTGTCAAAGTAGATCTGCTTACTAATCTTTCCGAGTTCTTTATTCATCTTACTCCTGGTGCCTGGGTTTAATCTGGGAGACTTAGCTTCCACCAGACCTAAAACTTTTCGTGATTTATTCATCATAATATTCTCTTAGTTTGGATACCAACTTCTCTTCTTCTTTCCGTCTTTGATATAATCTATTATTCCTGCAATATGGACAACTCCCATGATTTTTACAGGTAGGATCAACAGACCGTGAATCACTATTCTTATAACGTCTTCTACAATCTTTACGGTTAGGGTAATAATTGTAAAATCCCATCATATCTCCTATTTTTTATAATATATTTCAACAGAATCATCTTTGTAAGAGCTTGAATCTGCTTTCCATCGTGTAAAAAATTCTTTAGGTTTATTCTCTTTAACCCATCTTTTAACTGATGCCATAGTAGCTTTTCCTTTAGCATCTACATAAGCTGTCTTAGCTCCACTTTTCCAGTCCTTAATTTTTTTCCAATCATCCATCTGTCTTCCAAATGGCTGTTTGTAAAATTCATTTGAATCTAATGTTTCTATATTAACAACATAATTAAACCCTTCTACTGTTCCAAAAGAAGGTTTATTAACTTCCATTAAATCTAATATATCAGTTGCTTTTATCATATCACCCACCATGTTTTGAAAAAAACCGTTTCTTCATGTCATCAAACCGTTTTGCATCGACATGAATTACAGTATATATTTTTTTAAGTTTTTTGATAATGTCTTCAAGTTCAAGATAACTCTTAACATTATCTTCTATATAGATTAGAGGAAGTTTCTCACCTTTACGGTATTTATCAATATATTCTTGTGAAGGTCTATTATATTGCAAAGCAAATATACGTGATCCTCTTGGTATCTTCAGAGTATCACCATGTACTATCCACTCTTCCTCCATACCATATACTTGACCAACTTTTTTGAGACCAGCAGTAATCAGTTTTATCCAATCCTTCTCAGTGAGATGATCCCTTATATACTTCATCTCATAAGCCCCAGACTTCCATTCACTCTGTTCGGCTTTCTCAATCATTTTAGGAAGGACTCGTATTACCCATTTAGCTGCATCTTTAACAGAATTCAATTTGATCTGATCTTCTGGATGATCCCCATAATGATATTCAAGATCTTGATAAAAAGCAATACGTTGAGCTTGATAAAAGACATCACCATATGATTCCTTACTTGCAGCATGAGCATACTCAAACAGATTCCGTATAACACCTCTGGTGTAGTTCTTCTTTTGCCAAATCCTGTGGAGTAATCTCATATTATCTGCCATTAAAGCTTCTGGATTATCATAAGGTATTTGTTCCAAGACACCTTTATTTGCTGCCAAGAGTTTCTTAGCATCCATAACTAACATAGCATCCCTGGCAACACCTAACCAATCAATAATGACTCTTTTACTGGCACTAATACCTTGAACACCTCTTAAATAGCCTTTCAGAAGTTCAGCAACAGTATTTGGGTGTTGAGGATTACCACGAAGATCAAAAGCTACACGGAAATGTTTTGGGATATCACCCATATTGATAGCTTCTGTCAATTCAATTATGTCAACAGCTTTTTTCATCTTATACCTGTAAAAATTGTACAATACTTTTGTAAAGATCATTAACAGATCGTATTAACTTCTGATCCTTATATAAATTATTCTTAACTCCATAAGCAGAAGTATTCTTTAAAGCTGCTTCAGCAAATGAAATTATAGTCTCATAAATCTTTTTGGTTAAGGTATCTATTTCTTCTTTCCCTTTAACCTGAGAGAGTAATTTTTTAGTCTCCTTCTTAAGGAGAGCAGATCCTTTTATAATTTGAGAAATACTATCATCCTTATACTTTGAATCCAGGAAATGTCTTTCATCAGTATATACTGGACTTGAATATTCCTTTAAAACATATCGGGTAATTCCTATCTCTTCTTCTATATGACCTGATTCAAATTGTATACTCTTCTCAAGACCATACTGAGGTATACGGACTCTTATTCTATACAATGACCCCAGAATACACCTTAAAGATTCTATAGCTCTATGAAGACCTACTTCATACTCCGTATTATTCCTATAATAAGTAGAAACCTCTGAAAGACCACCATACTCATTTGAGGAAACCATATAACTTTTTATGAGTGTATTCAATTCTTTTGCTGTAGCCATTATTTTCCATCCAATAATTTCTTAGCTTCCATGAGAAGAGATTTTACCCTCTCCACATCAAAAGGCTTTTCCTCTTCTTGTTCTTCTTCCGAGATTTCAATCCTATGAATATAATCAGATCCATCTCCATCAAACCAAAAAACTTCTGGTTCATCATCTGGATCTACAATTATTCTAAAAGAATGTCCAAAATCCCCAGTCTCTTCTATATGTCTAAGGAGTTTTTCTAATCGATTTTCATCATCTTTACAAATTATTTTAATCGTTTTGTAATTACTCATATGTCTTCCCTTACTTTATTTTCTCTAAGTTCATGATATTGACTTTATCAGGTACATCTGGATTTCCCCAATCTATAGTTGCTATGAGGATTGCGTCTGGCCCTCTCCCTAATGGTTCAAGTTTTTTTACAATACCTCTTGCATGTGGTATTGCCCCTGTATATTCTCCTGTACTTCTCAAGAATTTAACAGTATACCTAACTTTGTCACCAACTTTTATATCGGGCATCTTTGATTCCTGGATTAAGTCTAATACTTCTTGTGATTTGCTCATATTATTTCCTTAACTTACATATTCAGCAAAATTCATAGCTGCTTCCTTAGCCTGATCCATATTCCTTATGGTTACAGATCCACCTTTTACAAATGGGGTATCTTCAGTCATCCCCCCATATTCCTTCTCATTAAACAGCTTGTCCCCAGTTGTAAAGACACATATAGCCCTGTGTGACCATCCTGCCCATCCAGTTTTTCCTTTATGAATTCCCTGTGGGACATTTTCACAGAATCCAATAGAACATACTGAATGACTTTTCTTAGACTTCATAATCTTTGTCATTCCATATTTTTCAACCAGGAGTTTTGCCATTTTAGGCTCCCCTATATAACCATTGTCCTCTTTTGAGTAAGCAACAGTCATTTCCAGGGGTTTATCTTTAGGCCCACCAAAATATGTTTGATCCCACAATTCCTTGCGAACTTCATAAACTCCATGATCTTTTACATCTAAGACTTTTACAACATCTATCTTTTCAAATATCAGTTTAACAGCTTCATAAATATCATACTGCATTTCGGATATATTGAAGATCATATTTTTATGATCTATAAGGTTTTGTATTTCCCTCATAAGAAGGGAGGCATATTCCTGGTCTATGGACTCTGATAGATTTATTAATTCGTTAGCTGTTCTCATGACTTCCTCAATTATTTTCTCTTTCCAAATAGTCTTACAGCCCAATACATCACTACCTGTCTCCAAATTTTAGTTTTACAAACTATCATAGCTTCTTTCATAATCTTGTCAGCTATTTTACGTTCAATGTTTGTTTCTCTATAAAGATAATCATGTATAACAACTGCTTTAGAGTATCTCCCCCATCTGGGGATTATTGCCCAAAGTATTCTTGGGACACTGGCTCCATCTGTAATAAATCCAACTGGGACATTTATTTCATGACCCCAAGGCAACCCTATATCGGTTATATATTGAAAAGGTTGTTTAACCTCCCAATCATATCCGTTATCTAATGGTGAAATAACTAATTTCTTAGTGAATTCAGCCATTTTTCCTTCCCTATCCTAACAATTTTAGGATACTCTTATCTAAAGCACTAACAGCCCTGTTTAACTGTGAGTCCTTATATAAATTATTTTTTACTCCATCCTTTCCCGTTGCTTTGATTGCAGCATCGGAAAAAACAATCATTGTATCAAAAACCTCTTTTGCAAGAGAATACAACTCTTCAAATCCTGGATTACTTTTCATCTTGTTCTTCAAACCATTAGCAATTTTCTTTAACTTCTCTGATCCAGCTATCAAACTCTCAAGACTCTTCTCTTTATAGGGAGACCTGAAATGCCATTCATCAGTATATAGTGGTTTTGAATATTCTGCCAAGACTTTTTTTACAATCCCTATCTCTTCACGGATATGAGATTTCTCAGTTAAGAGAGCAGTTTCCAGACTGTCACCATGATTTATAATATTGACCTCAACTTTACAGAGAGATCCTAATATACATCGTAATGAATCTACGGCTCTCTGGATTCCAATCTCATATTCTGTATTGGCTCCATAAAAATTTATAACATCTGGAAGACCACCATACATACCAATGTACTCTTTTGCTTCAAGAAGTCTTTTTACTATATTTGATTTTCTCATCAATAATCCCAATCGTGGTCATAAAATTTTATAACCTTACTGTACCCAATTATGTGATGTTCAGTTCTTTTACTTATAAAAGAATATTTATTACTTCCAATATAGAACCCGTGAGAATGTCTATGAGTAATTTCATAACCAAGTTCTTTAGCCAACTCTGTAGCATAATCACGTAAAATTTTAGCAAAGTCCAAATTGAACCCTATTATATATATGTTAGCATCCTCATTGAAGTCTGAAGTCTGAATAGCCTCAATAAGCATATCCCAGGTTTTACCAGACCCAATACCATCTTTATTACCATAATTCTTGTGTAATCTATCAAGATCTATATTTAACCCCATACGATCCCTGTACCTCCACAAGATCTACATGTTTCAGGTTGTGGGACATCTGTAGTATAGGTGTATGAATCATATTCAATATTATAAAACCCAGCAGGTACAAGACCTTTTCCTCCACAAACTGGACAAATATGTGGTCTTCTTTCACAATGAGTGTTGCATCCATATATTACTTCATATTCCTGATTTCCCTCTTCACCAGTAACCTTGATAGTACAATCAGGATATAGTATTTCTGTTTTCCAGTCAGTATAGACATAACCAACATAGTTTTGATTATTTATATCTTGCATAATCTTATTCCTCTAATCCATATAAGTTTTAGATTGTAACTCCAAATTTGAAGCAGCTATGAGAGCAGGATTCTTGGTAAACCCAGCAGCTAATTTATCCCATTTAACAGTAACAAAAGGTATCTTAGGATCGATTTTTGTAATCACACCTTTCATATCAGCAATAGCTTTTTCATACCCAGCCATTCTCAAAAACTCAGGAGTATATCGTACCTTATCACCAACTTTAAAATAGGATTTTTTCTCTAATAACTTTTTCAATTCCCCAGATTTGGTCATTTCTTACATTTCTTTTTCTTATAAGTTTCTAATTGTTCATAGAAACCAAAGATCTTTCTCAGTCTTATATTCTCAGGAAGACCTTCAGGCATCTTAAAACCAGGCTTGTCAGGATCACCATAATAAAAGTATACCGTCTCTGCATCCAAACCCAGAGCTTTTATCTTCTTATCGATATTACTTTTGATTTGTTTAGCCATTGGTACATTAGCTACTCTGGCCTTAATATAATCGTGAACCCAACTTTTAAGACCTTTTTCCAATTCTTTCTTAGTCTTCTCAACGTCACCTGTTGCAGACTCAAAAAGGTTAATTATATCGGTTGCTTTTACCATAAAATTTCTCTCCAAACTTACGACATGTTTACGACATATCTTACGACATAGTAAATTGCATGGAACACCACAATGTTCCAAGATCTCCTTCTCCACATGGGAGACGAGTCTAAAGTTACCCTACAAAATGTTAAAATCAAAAAATTGTAGGGTAACTATATCCATTCAAAATCAAGTGTATACATAAAACTTGATGCTAAATCACCAGCATCATCATTGCCTTTTTCCCAGGCACTAATAAGTTTCTTTATAATCCCATAGAGTTCCTTAGAGTCAAAATATCCTGAAGTAGGTATTTTTACTTTGTTAGCTGTAGAAGCATCAGAACCCTTAAGTGTATATTCGTAATCATCACCCTTCATGACTTTCTGAAACTGTTTATCAAAAGCTTTAAAATCAGGAAGTTGACCATAAGTCATACTTGTCATACTCTCTTTAAACAAATTAAGTTGTTTTACAGGCTCTATACGTTCCGTTCTAACAAGTGTCTTAGTTCCGTCATTCCATTCTACTGTGACTGTATCAACAGTATATCCAGTTTCTATTTTCCTAACTTTACCTACTGCTTTAGATCTTTCTTTTCTTATTGATGGATTACTTTGACCTATAAATTCCTTTGTGAATCTTACAGTGTCCCCAACTTTAGGAATATATTTACCTTCTATGAGATTAGTTAATTGTTTTGCTTTACTCATAATTTGAGATCCTTTTGTATTCGATCAAATATCCAATCAAGAGGAACTCCCGACCGTCCCTTAGCAACTCCTGTAGGCATTTCCCCAGAGTTAAGGTAAAAATCATAAAGCTTACCCTCTAATTCACTACCTTCTATCTCTAACTCACCAGCTACCCAGTCCTTCAAGGTTTTTATATCTTTGGCACTTAGAAGTTTTTTTAACTGATCACCAAGACTCTTACCTTCTACAAGTTTAAGGACATCTTTAGCTGTTATCATGCTTTTTCTCCCATACCTAATCCACCAGATTTCTTAGGTTTCATATAATAATCGAGAGTCATTGCATCAACAGCCTCATTTTCCTCTAAACTCTTCTTACAAGCCTTGACTAAACTATCAAAAGTATAATCTTTATAATAACGATAATATTGTTTAGCTACCCTGGCAGCTTCTTGATCAGTAACTTTCATTTCTAAGAGCTTCTTTAACTCAGTAGCTTTAGACATAATTTAATCCATTTTCTTTCTGGCTTTAATAAGCTGTTCCATCTTCTTCTGAAGAGCTTCCACCTTCTCATCTAAAGCTTCTTTGGCTTTCTTATCAATAAGGCTATAGATATCTTCACTGATATCCTTAATATCCTTTGCTAAGGTTTGAGTAATCTCTGCCCATTGTTCCTTAGTGGTGTACTCTGATAATATTCTTTTTGCTGTGTTCATTAATATAATTCTCCTGTTAAGGGTTTAGTAGCATGTTTGCTAAATCTTCCATTTCCTTCACAGCATCTTTAAGAGCTTTAGATGCATTATCAAGATCAGAGGCCATATTATATTTGCTGAACTTGGAAAAGCCTTATATGATTTCTGAACCTTATCAGTTATACTCTTCAGAGTATCATAGACACTTTTCCACTTCTTTGCAAGCCCAGTGTTTTGTTCAGATAACTTCACAAACTCACTGAACTCAATTAAATTTTTAGCTTGAGACATTATTTAAAGCTTGAGACATTATTTAACCCTCTTGTTTTGTATTGTCCTGGAACTTCCATCCGAACTTTCTGGCAAACTCAGCCAATTTTGAAATCATGTCTGGTAGATTTTCAGGGGCTTTACCCTCTACTGATACTTGTAATGTAACGATAGCATCATCCCATAGTTTGTTTAAGACCAAACTTCCATCTGGGTATGAAATTGTCATAGTTTCAGTATTTTCAGTTGTACTCTTCTTGATCTGATCAGGTTTAAGATCAAACATGTTTCTTACGAACTGTTGCATAAAATTACCAAACATGTCAGAGGTCTTCTCAGGAGCATCATCCTCATGAATTCCTATACCTAATAGTTTGATTAATTCGTTAGCTTTTGTTGACATATCAAATTTCTCCTATTTCATATTAAAAATTTTCTTATACTCATGGATCTTCTTCTCATGTTTCTTGAGTATAATTGTGTGTTTAGCACTCTCTGGAAATGACTGCATAAGTTTCATTAATTCATCTGACATCTTAATTAAATCTTCTATAACGATTTTTGCGTGTTTAAGATCAGACAATTGTTCCGAAACCTCCTCAGGTTTACCTTCATGTATTTTCTTGAGCTTAGTTAAAATTTTCATTTTAACTCGTTCTTAAATACTGTCTTCATCTTTTTGATAGTATCACTATAATTTTTTAGTGTTTTATCATATTTAGCACTCTCTGGCATTGTACCTAAAATCTCCAATAATTCATCACACATTTTGATTAAAGTAATTATTGAAAATTTAGCATTTTTTAAATCACCCAGAGTAATACTTTCTTCCAGTTTCCTAAATTTTCTTAGTAATCCAAATTCTATTTCCATAATTTATGCCTTCTGTTTGTTTCCTAAAGCATTGCCATAACTTCTACCAACCTTTATTAACGTTTTTACATCCACAGGAACTACTAAAGTTTTCATTCCAACACCAGGATTAGCAAGCATGGCTTGTCCATATCGGTGATGACCATCTAATATATAACCATCAGAAGAACTTATTACAGTAGCTTCTGTTACAGAAGAACCAGTAATTGGTAAACCAAATTTAATAATATTACCAACAAGTTTTTCTAACCAAATCTGTGATTGACTTGGTAGAAGTTTATTTGCTGCTTCCCTTGTTATGATTGCTTTGATTTTATCATCTGTTGGATGATTATCTTTAAAACCAAGTACAATCCATTCGTCAGCAGCCTTCTTATTTTTCTCTAATCCTTTTGGTGTAAATAATTTACCTTTGGCATATGGAGCAAAAATATCAACTTGACCTTTACCCAGGTCATCCTTAAACTTAGGAAAATCTTTGGGTTCTATTACAGGCATTTCCTTTCTTGGAATATCTATTGCTTTCTTACAAGCCTTTTGAAGCTCTATATAATTCTTATCAAAGTTGGGTATCTCTTTATTAAGATCCTTCCCAGCCTTTTCAAACTCTGCTTCAGCATAGGCCCTGGCTTTTGTCAGTGGGAGAGTAGCAATATTTAATTTAAAACCTCCTTCAGAGACAGCTTCTATGAGTTCCAAGATATTTATTGCCTTGACCATTATCTCTCCTCCTTATGGTTTAGGATAAGTCCATATCTCTGTACCATCCTTGAAAGTTACAAGTGCTGACCATTTTCCAAAATCGGTACTCCATTGCCACCCATGTATCTTTTTGGGCTTTTCATATCCATAGTCCTTTTGGAATAACTTAGCATCGGGGATCTTCCCCCATACTTGTCTCATCCTATCATCTGAACCTACAGGATACCCATCTTTTCCTCTTTGATAAAGCTTTTCCTCAAAAATGTTTAATATTTTTTGAGCTTTATTCATTATTTTCTCCTCTATCATGGATCTAAATCCATTATATCTGGATCTTTGTCATCTTCATCGGCAGGATCTTTTACTTTTGGATCAGGCTTACCTTTGGTATCTATACCTTTGGTTGATGGGACTCGTCCCAAAAGACCTTTACTCCTCATTTTACCTAATAAATCAAAAGCGTTCATTACTACTCCAATCTTACGGTTGGGAGGGGATTTGAACCCCCATCTTCTGCCTTGACAGGGCAGTGTCCTGACCGATTAGACGACCCAACCTTAATTCGTCAAATCAGTATCTTTGTTTATGGAATTAATAATTCCCTGATAGCATTCTTGGCATTAAGCCCAGTATATTCTTTACCTTTTACAATGGCCCCTACTATAGATTTATTATGAATCTCAATAATACGAATATGATATAATTCACCACTCTTCCTACTGTTATCCTTATAAATTCTCTTTGCAGTAAACAGACCACCTTCTACAGACCCAGAAACTCTATCAAGCGGATCTCTTTTTCTGTATAGTAGTTCTCTTGTACCATCATATTCAACAATCTCATATTTCTCAAGAATCTCGTGTATTGTATTCAGTATATTAAGACTTTTCATTTTCCTTATCTCGTATAAAAGGCCAAAGTACATTTTCCATTCGTCTGACATTCTCATGTATCATAGTGTCTACGAACTCTAATGAATAAAACTTAAGAAGATATTCCCTTATCTGAAACAATGATAGTTCATAAACTTCGTGAAAAGCAGTTTTATCAATTTCCTCAATAGCAGTTAATTCAGATTTCAGCCATGCGATATTATAATTGATCGAAGCAAGTCTACCCCATTCATGGATATAATAAGACCCTCTATTATCATCATCATCTACTCCAAGAACAGTAAACTCCCAGCCTAAAAGACCCAGAGTTTTTTGATAGTGATATACTCTCTCAGTATAATAATCCACACGTTTCAAAAAGAGGTCATTTTTCATTTTTCACCTCTAATTTATAGTTTATCATCAGTTTAATTGAGGATAAACTATAAATTTAATATCTTTTCAACATATTCTGTATATTAAAAAGCATCTCTATACAATCACCAAAATCTTTCCATCTTTGATCTTCTTTAGCTTCCCCATTTTTCAATAGTTCATCCCTATGCTGTATAAGATCCTCAGTCAAATTGGCTATTTCTTTTTTTATTTCACCAATAGGTCTCATAATAAACCTTCTTATTTGTAATCGTCAGGATTCATCTTTGATGTAAAATCATCCAGTGCTTTCATAAATTTATTACTCCTGGGATCTTCACTTAAAGCAACACCCTTAAGTAACTGAACAGCTTTCATTTGCTCTTCATTAGACCCACCCCAGGAAGTCTTAATTAATTCAGCAATAATTTTGCTAACATCCACTTTTTCTGTCTTTTCGTCTTGTTCACCAAATCTTTGAACAAACTCTGTAGCTTTACTCATCTTTTATAAAACCTCCACTAATCCAGCGTAACCTTTTCGCTCATTGTAATTCATAACAAATGTTTTTCTACTAAATTTCATAGTAACAGTGGTATCTGAAGTCCCCCAAGGTTTATAATTTACAATGTTATCATTGTCAGGAGAATCATACTGATATAAGTAATCAAACATCTCTTGTTCATCAGAATCAAAAAAACCACTTAGACCTTTTCCACCAGTACCTTTGAAATCATTAAAATCTTGAGAATCTTGTAGAAAGATTATTTCTCTATATTTAGCTTCAAATAAGTTTAAAACTTCACTTGCTGTTTTCATTATTTTCCTCTATACTTCTTATAAAATGCCTCAAACTTATTTTGATTCTTGTTAAGTAATTCCGCAATAAAGTTAGTCAGAGCATCCAATTCTACTGGATATAAAGCTCTTTCCTTATAATCTCTATGAAGATTAACAAGAGGTTTTCCATCCTTAGTAACTATTTGTCCAGATACAACCTTTACAGGAAAAATATTATTACTAAGTTCTTGCTCAAACATTTTAGAAAACTCTTTTGCTTTACTCATTATTTCTCTTCCTTACCGTTACCATTTCCACCTATTTTTGCTGGCATATCACCCATACCAATATTGAGAATATGGATTAGTCTCTGAGCTTTGTTCAAATCTTCAGCATCAGGAACAACCGTTAGCTCTGCACCACAATTTGGGCAGTTTACAGGATACTTACCTGGATATACAGGTAATGTAGTCCCACATTCTATACATACCCTTGAAATTGGGAGTTTTTGTTCATTTATTTTACTCATGTTAAAAATTCCTCCTAACCCTTAAACAATAAATAGGGACTTTCACCCTCTTGATCGAACTTTATAAAATTCTTGTTCTTTTCAATATCTTTTATTTGACTTCGTTCCAGACCTACTCCACTATGATGAGCATACAACTCTGGATTTGTCACCTTATATACATCTTGACCTGATCCTTCATAATTATGGAGCAGATAAATCTGTAGATGATCCCTCTTCCACCCTAACTTTTTCAATGTATGCTGAATATCACTTGGTAGGTCTATAAACTTTATATACTTCATACTCTCATCTACTAAAGTTCTTGCCTTCTTAAGATCCCTCATCCCTTTAGTACCATCTAAGAGATCTATAAACTTCTGTGCTTTACTCATTAACACTCTACTCCATCTTCTTCTCTATCAATATAAAATTCACAGTTTTCTTCATCTTCAAGAACTTCAAGGCCCAGGTTCCTACATAGACTTTTTAAGATCCCTTTAGGGACAATATAATAACCCCTATCCCAAAGATCTCTTATGTCAGACAATTCCACATTTTCCCCTATTTCCTGATCTCTATTACAAGCACTGGTTCAGTACCCAGAGTATCAACCCGTATTTCATACAATTTAGGAAATCTGGCTAACTTTTCTAACCTATCCTTCTTAATAGCTGCAAAAGAGGAATATATCATATAAAAGCCAGAACCAGACCAGATCCTATCTATGATACTTTTGTACATCCCAGAAGAGTCAAGTATTTTCTGTACATCTGGTGGAAGTTGCTCAAATGTAATCTTCTCTCCTCTAATCTGTTCTTCAAGCTCTATAATTTGTCTTGATAACATTTTTACCTTCCTGGTATCTGACCTTCATAACGGCAGGTCATTGGTCTCCCACATTGAGGGCACATAACCTCATTACAAGGAGTCCCTAAAGGTTTATGTTCTGTTGTAGGCTGACCCAAACCATCAGAGCAAAAAGGACATATACATACCTCATCCCCTGGTGATTGTGGAAGAGCATTTAATAATTCTAAAATATCTTTAGCTTTTTTCATATTTACATCCTTTGTATTACCCATTCCATTGTAATATCACCTGTAGCATTGGCTCCATCATTATTAACAAAATACAAGTAGATTTGTTTAGCTGCTACATCATCATAATTAGCGAATAAAATATCTACTATCTCATTACATACTAAGTTTATTCCTGTCTTAGCAAATAAAGTATATATTGAATTTCCTGCTGTAGGATCAATCCCAGTTTTATCCAATACATAGATATCGTAATCTGTTGATGCACAAACTATCCGTATAGATTCTACACGACCGTTGTATACAGGTAAAGGAATGGTAATTTCTTCTTCTGAAGTTACAGCTATACTATCAGCAACATATAATGTTGACTGATAACTGTAAGCAGTATTAAAAACTTTTGCACTTACTTGTGTAGCGACTGACATTAATTACCTCTCCTAACACATTTGTTTCTTTTTACAAATATTCAACATTCTATTAAAATGTGGTTTACTCCTCTTAAGTCTCTCTTTATCTTTAATTGAAGCCTCTTTGTATAACCGTTGTTTTCTAAACCAAGCTAAAACTACATTCATTTCTTTCTTAAACTCAAAAGTGACATAATAACCCTTACCCCCTCTGAAATGACCACTGAATTCCCAACCACCTTGAGCATACTCACATATAGCTTTTAATTTAGCTACTTCATACTCTTGTTCATCCATTCCATCAATACCTTTAGGATAAACAACATGTTTACAAACAGTAACTTTTTTAAATGGATTTAATTTTTTCATATACTTAATCTCCCATATATTTATTATCCAAACAACTTACTTAAGAGACCTTTTTCTTTCTCTTCTCGTGTTTGTTTTAACTTATTTCGACCCCATGCAGTTACACCCATAACAGCACCAGGAATAGTAAATAGTAAGAATATATTAAAAACAAATTGTGGCATTGTGTTCATAACAGCAGGATTATTCATCTTAACTGCCATTTTGAATGTGTCAATTAACACTACAATAACATATCCAAAACATCCACAGGACATAAAAGCCCATGCTGGTCTCCATGCCTTCTGATACCATTTATCAGCTTTTGTGTCATATTCTATCATTGTCTTGGCTACAACACCCATTTGCTCAGTATCAATCTTCCGCATATCTTTTTCGTATTCTTGAGTAGCCTTCATAACTTCTAATTGAGTTTCAGGGGGGAGTTCTTTACCCTTAAGTTCTCCCATAGCATCTTCTAAGACACTTACTGCATTCTCTACTTTATTCTTTTTGCTTCCAAACAGGCCCTTTATTTTAGAAATTGATTTGAATAATTTAATTCCTCCGAATATTAGACTAATTGGTTCCATAACTATCTCCATTTACATAAATTCTTGTTTCTTTCTTAGCAGTATCATTGACCATATTTACCAGGTCAATATAATACTCTGTAGACAGAAACTCTCTCTCTTCCTCTTTATAAGGCCCAGTTTGTTTTCTATCTTCAATTCCCCTTACAATTGTATTTGCTGCTTTCATCAAGATATCTTTTGTTTCCTCATCATAATCATCGTCAGGAATAGGCCCATTTATTTCATTAATTAATTGTTTAGCTTTAGTCATATTTTAGCTATCCTCCTGGCTATATTAATCATTCTCATAGCTTGAGTCTGATCCATATTAGTAGCAATTGCCAAAATAGATAATGCTGTACTGATATTTAACCGTGTATCCATATCTTCAGCAACAGCATAGTTGGAAGCCAGTTGTATAGTGGTAGTTACGAGTAACCTACTTAATCCACTATTATTAGCCTCTTCTATTTGTTCAGGATCTTCTATTCTATTCTTTTCAGCATCTTCCAAAGCAGAAAGAGCTATATCTTTAGCTTCTTCCATTGAAATTTTATTATCCTGATCTGACATAATGTACCTTTCTTACTTTACAACTTTGTGGGGAAATTTATCTTCCTCATAACTCACTTTTACTGTTGACCCATCAATAGCTTCCAGTTCTAATTCAATCTTTCCACCCTTCTTGGTCATCTTGATCACTTCTACAACACTTCCCTTTGGGATATCCTCAACATCAAATGCCAATTTTATCTGAGCACCTTTTCTTAAAGCTGCTTCAACCATGTTGTAGTAAAGTTCTGAAAATTCTTTAGCTTTACTCATCTAAACCTTCCTTCTTCTCAATCATTTTGGTCGTCTTATCCGTTACCAGTTTTTGAGTATCACCATCTAACTTCCTAAATTCATCTATTAGGGTCAAGACCTTGTAGATTCTTGACCCCAATGATTCCATTTGATTCATAGGCTTCCTCTATATAATAATGGCCTATATATAATATTTTGTCCCAATTATTTTTCCAAATTATAATTCTCAGCAGAATCTATAATTTTGAACAATTCAGCATATATTCTTTGAAAAAATGGTTTAAAAGCTTGAAGTGTTCTTTTTACAAAATCATAGTCATCATTTTCAAGAAGAATTATATTTTCATCATTAATTTCTTTTACAATGAAACGTCCATCTAAAAGATCATCAGCTTTTACAGCATCTTTATAGCTACCATATTGGGCTTGATTTAAAGCAATCTTGATCAAATCAGAAGTATAAAAATCTTTCTTATCTGAATTTGGAGTTTCCCTAAAATTTTCTATAATGACTTTCTCCTTCAAAATTTTCATTATCTTTCTCCTATTAAATTATCTTATTAATAAAAAGTAGCAGATCATTTGAAGCATATCCAGAATCAATAACTTTATTGGCTCTTACTAACTTTGTGTCTGAATCTGCTATTCCAGTAGCAGTCTTCAAAGTATTAATATCTTCCTGAGAAGTATCAGGATGATTAGTTATACTTAAAATACTATAAACAGAAGCTTCAGAAACACCAAGTTCTGTAGATATACTATTTAAAATTGTTTTTAAACTTACCATAATAATCCCTTAAACTATAGAAGTTATTCTACCATCTATTACTGTAACAGTCTTTCCATCATTGGTAGTAAATGTTCCACTAACTCCCTCTTTCATAATGATAGTTCCAGGATACTTAAAAGTATTTCCAAAAGAAGAACTATCATCTACCATAATAATAGCATCACCTAAATTTACTATCCCAAAATCAACTTTATTAACTCCATCAGTACAAGAATTAATTTTTATTCGTGATCCAGCACCAACAACTCCAAAAGAACTATATGATCCATTATCTTCAAATTTTATTGACTGTAATACTACTTGTGAACAACCAAAAGCAGTAACACACATAGACCAATCACCTTTTGATTGCAGTGTAACATCTGTTATCCATATAGTTCCACTATTTAAAGTTAAATTGAATATTTCATATTCTTCTACACCCACAATTACAACATCATCTTGATCATAAGTAGAAGAAGATATATTTATATCAACATTACTAAAACCAGATAATCTAATAGTATTTGTCAAAGTGTAAGTTCCTGGTTTACAATAAATATAAACTGATACCCATGAATCTGCTATCCTGGGTAATATAGATAATGCATGTTGGATAGTTTTAAATGGTTCTGTTTCAGTACCAGGATTTTCATCACTACCACTTGTGTCATCTATCCAATAATTTATTTCCGTATAAGATCCAGTAGGAGTAATCCTCTCTGGTTTATGATCATCTAAATATTCTTGACTATACTTATCAAGATTAGTAATATCATTTTCTATATGGGTATGTGGTAAAACAGGTTGAGTGCTCCAACTATTGTTAGTATAAAAATATAATATGTCTTCAGATTCTACATAAGTTACCATACCTTCATCAGGAGATGTGGTATACCACTCACTACCAGACCATTCAATTATACAATTCTCATAGTTACCTGACCCAGTAAATAAATACCTATTCCCCACACTTGGACTACCTGGAAGAGTAGAAATTACTTCTTTCACACTTTCTTGCCAATCACAAACATAACTTTTAAATAATTGACTCTTTTTAATGAGACAATTTATCTCATCAGTAATTTGTTGATTAATATCTCCTACCCATCTAATAGTCCTACCAGTATTAATTATATATGAATTATTAGACATTTACTTAACTCCAAACTGTTCCAGCAGAATGATCATGTACTATTGTATAAGTAGTTGTTCCCCCTGCTGTAGAAGCTACCAATACGTCACCATCATCACCTAATCCTGTACCATCTGACATCCAAGTTATAGCTAATCCTTCAGGTGGTTTCTCAGGATCGGTTGATCTTTCCAACAATCCTAATACATTATCAACAGTAAACAATTTATCTTTTAGATTTACCATTGGTGAACCATTTATGATAATATTCATTTCGTCAGTATCATGATCATAATCAAATCCAGCAACATCTTCGTCATCAGTATCACCAAAATACAACCTGGTATTTCCAGCAGTGCTACCCATAATTGTAATCTGGGCGTTAGCTGCTCCAATAAAACAAGCTACTGTTGCTCCAAGTAATGTTGGAGGAGTTACAGCACTTGCTACTCTAACATCAAGAGGTACTATAGCATTATAGTTAGCTGTAGGACTTACAGCTAATCCACCTGATGTAAGTCTGGTTCTTGCTACACCACCAACTGCTTGTTCCATATAATTAGAGGTATGATTAAAAGCCAACCATGCAGCACCTTGAGCATCAGTATCACTAAAGAAAATATACCCAGTATGTGTATTAGCAGAGACAATAGAGATAGCAGCATTATCAGGCCCAACAAATATAGCTGCATTATAAGCGGATAATGCAGGAGGAGTTATTGGACTTGCTGTCCTCACATCTAATGGGGTAACTGCTACATCATCTATACCCATATCTGGTTGTACCCTAAAACCTGTAGGTGTTAAAGCTGCTTTTTCTGTACCACCTACACCAACAACCATTTTGTTGATATTAGCACCAGGCCAAATCCAAGCCACATCTTGATATGTATCTCCACGACTTGCACCACCTAAACCTATCTCAAATGCGTGACTTGCATCATTCAAAAACTGAATACCTGAATAGGCCAATTCACCAGTGCTTGTATTATGAATTCTGGCTACATAACCACTATTATGATCTTTGTAAAGTAATAGTGGAAGACCAGACCAAGTACCAGCCCAATCACTCCCTATTGTTAAACCATGTTTGTCTTCAGTAAAATTGAATGTAAAACATCTATTTCCAGCATTATCTTCAATAATCAGTTTGTATGGTTCTGACCCATCTGGCCCAGGATCAGCTTGTAATTTTACATCAACTCGTCTATCTTCAGCATGAGAATTAGTTGTATCCCATACTGACCCTTTAAACTGAAGTTCATAAGAACCGTATGTATCAGGTATACCTGTAGCAGTACCAGTTTTATTAAATAAAACATCCCCACCAAGAGTCCCACCTGTTAAAAGCAAATATCTTCCATCATGATTATGTGCTGTATCTGATTTTCCAGATAGAAGTGTATCCATCTCACTTTCAGTGTAATACCTATCGTCATGATTATGAACTGAATTAGCTTTTCCACTTAATAAACTATCAACTTCAGATTGAGAATATTTATCCAGATCTGTAATTTGATTTTCTGTGTGAGTATGAGCTACTACTGGTTGAACAATCCAATCTATCCCATTATAGTAGTATGGTACATCCTCATCTTCAACAAAGGCTGTCATTCCTTCATCGGGAGCAGTATAAATCCATTCATCACCATCATATTCTATGAGATAGTTTTCATGTACTCCTGCCCCAGTAAATATGTACCTATCACCACTTTCAGGACTTAAAGGTATAGTGCCCACTACACTTTTGACACTTTCCTGCCAGTCTCCACCAATACCACCAGTAAAGAACATGGCCTTTCGTCTAAGATATGCAAGTTCATCTAAGATACTCTGGGTAGCTTCCCCAGTCCATCTTATAGTCTTTCCTGAACTTGTAATATATGAATTATCTGACATTACCTTTTTTCCTTATATTGTTACATTTAAATCTTTGTCTTGTTCTGTTATGGTAGTATCATTTTCATAACTTATAACAACTGTATCTACATCATTCTTCATCCTGGTTTTTCTGGCAACACCATCTATCTCTTCATCCAAATAACCTTCTACATAGGCTTTTATTTCGGCAGAAGTTTGGTTAGGCCAGTTAGTAAATTCTGAAGAGGGGGCAAACCAATCTAAAAATGTAGATTTCTTTAATTCTTCGGTAGTATCATCGACTTTATCAAGAACAACACCTATAACTAAACCTACAACAACCCCATCTTCTAATCTCTTTTCAGTTTTAACAACTTTATAATTATAATTATATCCCATAAATTTTCCTATTCTGAAGCAGTTGGAGCATTATAGAATGGTACATAATAATATCCACTGGTAATTTGTTGAGCACCTGCTATCAAATCATTAATATATATTTTAAACCATCCTACTAAATCTCCTGGTACATCATAGTACACTGGATTTACAAAACTATATGAATTATCAAGAGAATAACTATATCCTTTTAAATGTAAAAAGGCTGCATCTCCATCCATTTGACGTATACATACTGCATCTCCACCTGAGTTTGATGGTTGTTTAACATCAAGAATATATTCTGGTACACCTGCTCTAATCCCAACCATACCTAATGCCATAGTTAAACAGTCAGTGTTATATACCCCTAAAGCAAGTAGTCCTGCACCACCATCAACATACATATAACCATAGTTACTTCCTGTCTGAAGTCTAATTAATGCTTGATTACTATCTGTAGAATAAATTCTAAAACCAGTATCTCCTGTTTTCTGTATATCAAAATTATATCCAGGAGAACTTGTACCAATACCAATATATTGTGAACTCCCTTCAACAAATAGTGCATTATTATCACCAATAAGAACGTCAATATCTTGACCTGCTTCTGATGCAAGGTTTAGAATATTTTGAGTCGTTTCATGGGCATCAATCATCACACGAGTTCCAGCATACAGTGTCCATCTGTCCTCTCTAAAATACATACCTGTATTAGGATCACCGAGATGCATTACATATGCAGGAACCCAAATTGTAGGTTCAGAATTGGTTACATTATCAAATTGAATCATCTCAGTATCATCATTAGCATAAAGACTTAAGGAATATGGTTCACTACCTTCTTCACCAGATCCAGCATTTAGTGTCCAGTACATCTCTCTATCTTCAGCTTGAGTATTTGTTGTATCCCATACTGAAGCTCTATATCTAAGTTCATAAGATGAATATTGAGTATCTACTGTTGCTGTACCTGTCTTTTGAACTAATATACCATCTGTATTAAATCTTAAAATTTCAGCTATATCATTTGTTCCATCACTGACTTTAAAAGAAATAGCTGTTGGAACATATGTACTTGGAGATCCATCTACTATAAAATCTATAAGACCAGCATTGACAAAATCACTACCAGTATAACCTTGGATAAGTATACCACCTAAAGTATCACCATCAGTTATAGTGGCTTTAGATAGGATAGCCCCTCTACCTCTACGTATTTTATAATAAGAACCCTGAACACCATCATTAAAAGATTCTAAATCAACATTACCATCATTACTAAATACTGTAAAAACATCCTCTTCAGTAATATGATCGACAGAACCTACAACTACTGTAGCATGTGTTTGTCTTCCGACTCTCAAGACATCTATAGAATCATAAGCAAATACAATTCCACCAGAATCATTGATATCAATAAAAGTAGTAGAATCCCCATATTTATACATCCTTCCACCATGAAAGGTATTAGATGTAAAAGTAGTAGGCCCATAAAAAATAGAAGTTTTTGTACTTCCTGATAATTGATATCCTTTAGCCCCTTCAGTAAAAAATTCAAACTTATTAGCAGTAAGTTGTATATATGTATCAGGATCACCAGAATGGTAAATGTTATCTGCTATATATGCTGATCCTCTGACCTCTAATGACCCAGAAATTAATGCATCTGTAGTACCTGTTAAGGAATTTTCACTGGATGTTGACCCTAAATGTAATCCAACTTCTGGGTTATCATTTGCAAGTCCCCATCTACCTGCTAAAGTTACTCGTGATCTCTCTCCACCACCAGTATATAAAAGTAGTGCATCAACAGCATGATCATAAATCCAAGCTCCACGGGCTTCCTGACCAGAATCACCAAAATATAATCCACCCCTCTTGGCATCATCAGAAATTATAACCATTCCATTATTTTTACCAGATTCACCAACTATAACAAAATGTGTTGTAGCTGAAAGTGCTGGAAAACTTACTGGGGTATTAGGGTCAATAATAAATAAACGTTTATTAAGAAAATCCATCCTTAATTGTTCATTTGAACCATTATCATAAATTGACAAATAATAAGGTTCTGAAGCATTTGCTCCTGATCCAGCATTCAATTTTATTTTAGCTGTTCTATCTTCATTTTGGGATAAAGTTTCGTCCCAAACAGAGGAAATAAATCTTAACTCATAACTTGGATATTGAGTCCCAGCATCAGCAGTCCCAGATTTATTAAGAGTGAGATTATCACTACCAAGAGTAATTGCAGTTCTCCACTCAAGTCTACTGTCAGAATTATTCCACCCAAGGATAGCACCATCAGAGGGATCATTAAAAATTGACATTTTGGCTTCAGTTATAGCACCATCAGCTATATCGACAGTATTTATGTCAGAATTTTTAATTTGTGTTCCTTTTATTTCAGTTCTTGGCATTTGTTTAATCCGTTGCTAAATAGCATATTTGTAATATATCATCAGAGCTTGGAGTATCATTAAATGTAATGTTTTTACCAGATATAGTATAATCATTACTTGCTCCATCTCTTAGTAACATTCCGTTTTTATAAACCCTAACAGTCCCAGTATCGGGAGTATATGTTAAAGCAAATACTGTAGTTGATCCATCAGGAGATAATATTTCTGAAGTAACTCTTCTATATAATTTCCCATATCCAGACAATCCCCTAAGTATAAATCTCTCAGGTGCTCTAATCTGTCTATCATCTATCTTAGTTCCTGTTGAACCTAAGATTTGTGTCCCACTATATAAATTTGAGGGATCTGACATTTCCTGCCATACGTAAAGCATAGATGGTGGAGTTGAAGAATCACACACTATACCTTGTGGATATCTTTGATCGACTGCTTCATCTGTAAGAACTTCAGTATCTCCCCATTCACCTACAAAAGGAGGTGAATCATTAGTAGCTTCCCAAACTTTCTGACAGATCTGGTACTTATCAGTATTTGTTCCATAACCAAGACCAGCCCATAATAATACATACATATAAGTAGCATTTGCTGTATAATGAACTCTGGGCCATAATTGATCTACACTCTCATCAGTAATTTTAGTCTCTCCACTCCAACTAACTCCATTATGCCTATTTACATATATCTGATAAATCCCACTATACTTTTGATTCCAAGATACCCAAATATCTCCAACAGCAGATCTAAGAATAGCAGGAGTTTTTGCTGATGAATCAATACTACTTAGTGAAACAGGACTACTCCAAGATCCATTTGTAACATTTACATAAGCAAATCGTACTTCTCTGGTATTAGTAGGATCAGCAGCAGTATATCTTCTATATGCTACCATAATATATGGATGACTATAAGCAGCATCCATATATTGATACCTATAGGCTGTACTCTCTTCATTAAAGGTACTACCTAATTGTGACCAACCTGATCCTTGATCTCTATATAGCTTAGTTTCATTCTGAGTACCACTCCATGAACTCTTAATAGTATAACGTTCACTCTCATCCTGTTTTCCAAAATAAAAACAATCATAATTATTACCAGAATTGATAACTTCTTCATCCTGCCAACCAGTACCATCTGCATCGTACCAGTACGTACTCCAAACGATAGATGAAGATATTGCTTTACAGCCTAAGTACATATTACTCACAGCATTAGTATACATAGTTGGAGTATACCAAGTATGATAACCGTCATTTAATCTAAAGGTCTCACTCCAACTTGTAAATGGTGATGTACTTTGGTATAAATAGGGTCTCCATGTAGGGGACGTTTCTCTATCATCCATATTAAAAGCTACGTAATAAACCCCACCAGCACGACCCAGAGAGTAATGAGGAAGACCTGTATGTAAATTGGTTGATATTAAGTTTCTTGTGATAGTCATAGTATCTCCTTAATGGTATTTTTAGTTAAAGCCATTTTTTTCCTCTCTTATAAAAAGACTCTTTGTCTGTCAGCATCACCAAAATAATCTTTAGCCCATCTTAGGATAATATCTAAACTATAATAGTTACTTTTGCTAATTGTATTAGCAAATGCCCTAATCATGTCTGGATCTAAATTTACAGGATCAATTTGATTATCTTGTAAAAATTGATCCCAGAGCAATGTTATTTTTTGATTATCATAACCTGGATTACTAAATGAAGGCATTACAAACTTACTTGCTGGATTGATAGTTTTAGTAACATTATTCATTGTATCAACATTAGTAACTCCACCATTATTAAATGCTACATTATCACCATCTACTTCAATTGTAATAGTAACTTTTTGTTCATCCAGTCTTTCTAACTGTTTCAATAAATTTTTAGCTTTTGTCATTACCAATGCCTTTATTTAGGTAAAAGTTCTATTGTTAAGATATCTCCACTGATATCATAAGTTATATCTTTAATCTGGTAAGCTTGTCCCTCAGAAGTAACACTACCAGATGATTCCATAATTAACTTTAACATTTCAATTAAATAAGGTACTAATGCACTTTCTTTTAAAATAACCCTGTCATTTTTATTATCAATAAAATGTATTTTCATGATCTCTCCTTAATAGTAATAACAAAACCCAAAGTGTCTTGTATAAGAACTTGTAGGAGTTGATTTATGATTATATACAATTGTTAAACTGTAGCCTACAGGTAAAAATGAAGCCCCAGAAGTCAACATGGCATATCTTTGGACTTCTGCATTGTAGACAGGCCAATCATCAATAATATATCTCCTTATATATATAGGAGAATAAGCTGTCTTACTTTCATTCAGGTTTTCCCATAGAGTTATTTTATTAGTTTCAGTATCTATTAACTTAATACCATAATCAAAAGATTCAGTACCTATTTTTAATCTATAATTCTTTACACAATATAAAATTGCTGTAGGATCTATATAAATATCAGGTTGTTCAGAATTAGCGTCTTGAGTAATAATTCCAATAATTCCATCATTAGGAGGAGTTATAAAAAAATCAACAGTATCACCATACTCCCAATATTGATCACCTTCTGGTATCATAGCTTCTGCTCCTACTGGGGCAATATTCCAAGGATAACTCTTAGTAAAAATAGTGGGGTTTTCACCTTCTATAACCTCTAAATCCCATCCTTCATACATAGCTTTTGGATCAGTGAGATTCAATGTATCTTCAAGTTTTACACTTGATATATAAGTAATACCTGGCTCCATTATTCACTCCCTACTACTCTTTCAGTAACCAAAAGTCTTCCACCAGCAATGTTCTCTGTGCTAAATTCTTTTTTTAATTTCTTACGTATAGATCCATCTATATTATAGATGATTTTAGTTTCTGATAATAATCGATTACCAGACCATTCAAATGAACTTTCTCCGACTTTCTGAGTAAAAGTACCATCAACTTCCCTACGTTTATACCACTCCTGCTTAGTAGTTTTAGAACCGTCTGTGGTTTCTACTAAGAACAGAGAATTACCGACCATCTGCAAGTATCTAACAATTTCATTAATCTTTCTGACAAGTGCATAAAATCCACCTTTATCGAAACACACCTCTGAAAGATTTAACTCAAGTATATCTATAAAATCTAATCTTGTCATGATTCAACCTTATTTAGGTATGATTAACCTTATATATTCATTACGCTTATCCAATCTAATTGTACTCATATATGAATTAAGCCCATCAACTTCACTTCTGATTTGTACCTTCACATTACGAGTACCAGGATCGACAACTACTGTACCCTCAAATGTATTCCAAGAAGAGTTTGGTTGAGTTATTAATACTTTCTCAATATCATCAATCAGTATTCTTGCATATGTTATATTATATGGACTACTTTTAAGTCGAATTTGATAACTCATTATACATATTTCATAAGTTGATACAGTTGCTTTAGTAAATGAATAATTCTCATTTACTAAGGTAAACCATTCATCACTATAAGTTTCATAATTGGATGCTGCTCCGAGAGATACCCAACCATATTTTCTACCAACCGAGTCAGTATTTACCCAATTTAATGTGAAAGCTGAATTGTCAAAACAATCTACTTGTGCATTAGCTCTTATAAGAGCTAATTCATCCTGTGATTCGTAACTAATAATTAGATCACTATTATTAAAAACTGAATATGCAACTCTACTATCAGCATCAGGATCACGACCTATCCACATAGAAAATTGTTCAATAGATCCATTGGAGCATGAGGCTACACCTATGCTTTTTTCAGGCCCATAAGTCCAGGTATTAGTAGCTGACTTGTCAGGTGAATCCATTATTAATGCTACAGTATCATAACCAGTAGAAATTACTTGCTGACCTGAAGCATCAGGTTGGGTTAGTATACCTGATGTTGCACTAACTCCTTTTATAGCTAAATAAGATATATAAAGATTAGTATTTCCAGCAGTTCTATGTAAAGTAAATCCATCACTATCAAGTGAAGTTAAAGTATAAGAAGTATCAGGATAACTTTTATTCTGAGCTAAAGCTAAACAATTCTCAGTAGTATATCCTGTGTACTCATCTTCATGAGAAGTGGTATGTTGATTCACAGGAGTTACTGCTACACCATAAATATGCCCACCGTAATTATAATCACCAAAACCTTGTGATTGTCCTAATAACATTATCATATCTGGTCTAAATCCTACGTCAGTAATCGATGGACTTGGACTTGTGAGAGTGGCTGATCCTATTTTAATATCTGTAATACTCGTACCTCCTAATACCAGATAACCTACCATTCTACCATTTCCAGAAGTTGTCCAGTTAATTGTGAATCCGTCACTATTAAAAGATACTATAGAAGCTTCAGCAATTAAAGACCCCACATTATCTATTAACGAGATACAAGCAGTTGTAATTAATTTGTTACGAGTAGCTGGTTCTACACTTTTCCATGCAGTAGCAGCAGCAGCTTGATTTACACCATCTGTCCATCCTTTCGAGAAATAGCCATCTACTGAATATCCGGTTGAGGTTTGGTCAACCATCCATAACATTAAAACTTGAGGCTGAAAAGTTAATCCATTAATTGATTGATTTCCGGTTCCTGATCGTGCAACGAATGTACCAGTTTTAGATTTTAGCTGATATGTAGATCCTATGTCAAGAAGATTAGTCCATTCAGTACCTATCGGAGTTTCTAAATCAGGTGTTGATAGACCTTGACCTAAATTCTTATTTCTCCAAGTCTGATCTGATTCCTGATAAGTTAGGATTTGACCATCTTCAGGAGTTGTTATATTAATATCAGGATGAGTTTCGTCTCCTAAATTATGATTCTTCTCATGAGATGCCATAATAAATTCCTATTAAGTTACTACACCTAATTCTACTGCAAAGTTCTTAAGTCCACCATTTACATTAGACTTAACCATTAGATATAGTTTATCTTTTGTTTGTGCTTTACCATATGCCCAATCACCATCAGTTGTCAATGTAGCAAAATCACCAACAACAGGTTTATCACCAGCTAAATTGATATCAGCTTTCTTGTGTTGCATTCTGGTGTGTTCTGCCTGAGTCATGTGATATCTTTCAGCAGCACTACCACCCTGCAATCCTGCTAAATCATTGTGAGGAATAGCACTACCAGAGCTTACCCAACCAGGTACAGAAGCATCATAAATAAACTGTAAATTTTCCTGATAAGCTCCCTCTCCAACTACAGTTGCTTGATCACCATCATTAGGAGATGAAAAAGTCCAGCCTGTCCCTGTTACATATTGAGCAATCTCATTTTCATGACCATTAAAAATACCACCAGCACTTGAGGCAGTTACAATAACTCGTGAACCATTGGGTATAGCACCACCAGAATTAGCAACAATCACTACCCAGGAGGTACTTACATATTGAATAATATCATTATTATTATAACCTCCACCCCAATTATTTACTACATAAGCATCCCCTTCTGAAGGGGTTAGAGGAGGAGCACCACTTTGATCTGCATCAGTAATCATACCTTTTAATTTAACAGGTGCCCTATGACCTGCTACTAATCCATCTACATATCCTTTAGAGGTAGCCTTATCTGACCCACCAGGAGTAGAAGGAACACTAATACCTCCACTGGCATCCCTCTGTACAATACTATTTGCAATAGCAGAAGAACTAAAAGATTTTTCTACTACTGCATCACCCTGACTACCGATCAAAGTATCATTAGTACCAGGAGAGTGATCATCGGAACTATTTAAACCATGTTGTTTAAGATGTCCATCAGTTGCCATAAATTACCTTCCTTACTTCAACTTACCAAGTTCTACACCTCTTGTATCAGTGCCAGAAACTTGATATATCAATTGTATTCTATCTTTACTTGGTTTCACCCATATTGCCATAAACTCATCATCATTCAATGTAGGAACTAATTCTTGAACATAAACTTTAATTCTCAGTTCCCCTAATATAGTTGTATGACCCCAAGGATCTACCGATAACTTTCCATTTCTTAAAGCTTCGTCATAATTTCTTTCATGACGTTTAGCGACTGCATCAACAATATCTGATGCTGATGCTTGATTACCTTCTCCATCATCTATAGATTCAGATTTATCTACGATTCCATCATCATCTGTATCATATACAGACTTCAACATAACGTCTGGTGGAACTGGTGGAACAGAGACTACCCAGTCTGATCCATTATAGTGATATTTGTTACCTTTAGCAGTAACCCAGGTATCCATTCCAACCTCTGGGGGAGTAACCAACCAAGTTCCAATTGGATCTTGACCTTTTGGATATTCAACATAATCATACATAATTATATGATTATGGAATTCCCCAGTACCAGTGTAAATATATCGTGATCCAGGTTCAGGATCAGGAGGTAGAGTATCTATCATATCATTAACAGTCTCCTGTCTGTCTCCACCTATCCCAATTCCAAACACATAATCAACTAATAAATTAGAATTTTCATAGTCTATTTGTGCTTGAATCTCAGGAGGAATTGGAGCATTAGGATAAGGTTCATCCCACCTAATGGTTTTTCCCCTTCTACTTATATATGTTCTTTCACCCATAATACCCTACCATATAGAATATATCCTATAATTGTTATAGGTTTTATCCTATTATAAATTAGCAGCTTTTCTTATCCTCATAGATTTCTTTCGTTTGGCTAATATCTGTGACATTTTACCTTTCATCTTCATCATTCTACGTTTAGCCTTAATAGACATTTGACGTAATTTAGAAGAAGGTATTTTTACACAGGAAGCTCCTTTAAGACTATATCCAGGAGGACACTTTTTCTTTTTAATTCTCTTTCCTTTGAGAATTCTTATAACCCATTTTGGAGCAACCTCATCTATATTATCCAAATCCACTCCATTATAAGCCTCTTCTACAGAGTTGAAAACTTCGTCTCCTTCCTCTATATCTTCAAAACCTAATTCATTTATTAAATTAAGTATCTCTTTAACTATTTTACTCATTAATCTTGATCTCTCTTTTTCCATTTAATATATTTTGCAAAATAGGCACAGGCACAAAACCCAACAAACGATCCTAAATTAATCAAAAATCCCGATGGATTATCACAATGATATACTAATTTCTCTACCAACCCAGCCAGCATTAAAGAGGCAGCAAAACCTTCCACAACAAGAGCAACATAATAGTGTTTGTTCATCTACTTCCAGCCTTTCCCTTCTATCTTTATTCCTTGAATTGTTTCATTTTTATTTCTACCCACTTAGAACTGCCTTTGAGTAGTCTGAATGCTTTGCCAATGATTTCTCGTGGTACTCTACCAACACTCCCACCATCTTTCTTTTCAGCATCTAAATTAGGAAACTTGCTGTAATATAAATACTTTTTAGCAAAAACATATTCATCTAATTGGTCTAATATCATAGACCCACATTTTGTTTCAAGTTTTAATGTATATCCTTTACTTTCCATGAATTTCACCTAATAACTTGTTCAGTTTCTTTAATTTGTTAAGTTTACTACTATTGACTTGATTTGATAATTCACCAGCTATAATATTTTCAATCATAACTTTTACTACATTGTGAATTTGATCTTCCTTAAGACTATTCACCTCAGATAAAATTGTAGTTACTTTACTATCAATTGGCTTAATTTCAGCATTATTTATAAGATTTATAAGAGAATTAGCTTTTGTTGACTCTATAAGATTTTTTATATTCCAACAATTATTCTCTTTATCCCATACAAATTCACAAGTCTTACCAACATCATCAATAACTTCTTCCATTATTTTACGGGAAGTATATACCCCATTATTATCCATTGTAAGGAGTGAGTCATTAAATTTACTACCTGGATGATTAATAAGGAATTGTTTCCAATTATTCCAGGAAATATATACAAGATCTTTCTCTTCCCGTCTCGTATTTAATGCCTCATCTATCTTTTCTATTATTTTATCACGTTCAGTCTTAAAACCTTTTTCCCTTAGTAAATCCCCTAAATTTGTACCTATACTATCACATTGAATTGTCATTATAACTCTCCAATTTCTCAAACCCCTCAGATTTCATTAAAGTAACATAATCTGTTCCATCTGACAAGAGAAGAGCAGCATTAAATCTACCATATATATCTGGTTTATTCTTTTTTACAGATTTCATATAGATTTCTTTACTCTCCAATAACTCTTTTGCCCTATTAGTTGCAGCTTCACCATGAATTTTTTCAGCTTCACATTTTGGTCTCCAAGTTTCAGGAGCATCATAGTTATAGATCCTAAACCTAATAGGATGCTCTTCATTACCCCAGTATTGACCAAACCCCATATCAACTATTAAATCAACTGTGTCAGCGTCTACAACACGAACTACTTTTACTTTATAAATATATGGATCAATCATACTTATGTCCTCAATAATTTTGGATCTAAAACATACTCATTGAGTAAATGTTCTATTTCCTCATCTACTTTTACTTGAAATTCAGCTTGAGCAACTATTAAACTATAATTAGTCAATTCTTCATCCAGAGTATATATTAAAATATTTACTGCCCCCAAATGAACAATCCTCTTTCTAATCATTTTTAACTGGGCCATTCTAAAAGAAGCTTGAGCTTTATCTTTTATAGCCTCAGCAGTTTTAGCTCTTGCTGTTTGTCTAAGAGTTTCTATAAAATTTATATGTATAAGAGGAGAAAGGTCTGCTTGTTTAAGCAAAGACTTAAACCAATTTTTTAAAAGTTGCATTGCAACTTCTTTTATTATTTGCTCAGGATTATTTGTACATCCTGTTTCATCATATCTTTTTCTATGTTCTTCATTACTTAAGATAGTGTAAGCTTCATTAATTTGCTTAAATATCTCTTCAAATTCCTTACCTGCTACATCTGGGTGATATTTTTTACACAGATCCCTGTATGCATGTTTTATCTGATCTTGATCAGCATCTTTAGGGACTCCTAAAATTTCATAAAATGATCTGTTATTAAATTGTGTCATAAAACCACCATAATTAAAAGAGGAGGATATGGTTATATAGGCCATATCCCCCTCTATATTATCTTAGTCTGTAGCCAGATAATCTACTTGTATAATATCTGTAGATTCAGGAGCAACAGCAAATGTAATCTGTTTTCCAGAGACACTATAATCATCACTGGCCCCCTGCTTCTGTAACAACCCATTTTGAAACAACTGTATGGTTGTTGTTATAGGAGTGTAGGTTAGATTAAAAGCAGTTGTGCTTCCATCACCAGTAATTCCTTCAGCAAAAACTTGCCTATAGGCTGTAGCTTTGCCGTCACTATCACCCATCAGAATCCAACCTTCAGCAAGTCGAATCTGACCGTCTCTAATCCTGGTGATTCCCATCTATATCAACTCCTTATTAATCTGAAGCCAAATAAGAGATAAGAATTACATCATTAGTTTCAGGAGCTACTGAAAATGTAAAAGTCTTAACAGCTAATGTGTAGTCATTTCCCCCACCTTCATTCTGAAGAATACCATTAAGATATACTTCTTCAGAACCAGAGATTGGAGTATAGTCTACGGTAAAAGCTGTTGTACTATTATCAGGTGCTTCATTTGGAGCTTCCCTGACAACCCATCTCTTAACGGCACCAGTGCCAGCATTCAATGTAATAGTAAATGTTTGTCCATCTATTGCTACATCAGAACTATCAATTGTACAACCATCAATTGTACCACTATCGATATCTACTTTAGAAATATTTACTTCACCTGTTCCGTCAGGAGTCAAATTAATGTCCCCATCAGTATCGGTAGAAATAATACTATTTCCATTGATATTAATATTATCAATTTGAGCTTCTGTTACAGCAGAGTTTGTACCCAATGTAACAGCATCAATTTCGCCACCACCAATATCTACTGAAGACATTACAACATCACCAGTTCCCTTAGGAGTAATAGTGATAGAAATATTATCATCAGTACCATCGGCTGACAATGTTGTACCAACAAGTGTTACACCAGCAGCAGCAACATTGGTGTCAAAAGTAGTTCCAAGAACTGTACCAGCAGTTACTTGATTAAATGTTACATCTGCATCAGTTGTTACATCCTGATTGATTGCACCAGAAGTACCTTCAACAGAAAGAGCAGCATTAGCATCTGTACCTATAGATAATTTAAGATCCCTTTGAGTACCATTTAGGTTTTCTACTTCAAAGTTAGAATTATCCATAACAATAGCAGTTGCGTTATCTTCAGCAGTAATTGTTACATTAGCACCATCACCAATAGATAATGCTTCATTTAGTGTTAGGACACGATCTGCACCACCAAGGGCAACTGTCATATCATCACCTGAAGCATCAGTCAATTTTACAACTTCACTACTTGATAAAGATGAAATTGCAACTTTACCATAAGTAGCACTGTCAGGAACATCATCTAAGTCAACTTGATTAGCACCTGCTCCCCAGTCTATATGTGTATCATTGATACCATCAGTATTAACATAAATGGTAGTATCGTCAGCACCAATACTTGTACTTGTTCCAACATTGATAGTATTACCATCTTTTGTCAAACCTGTACCAGCATTAACCTGTCCTGCACCTGTAAACTGTGTCCATGTACCTGTTGGAACTGTTCCATCAAATACATACCCACCATTCTCATAATAACTACCTTCAGCACAAATAATAAGTGCTGAACCATCAGTAGCTTCACCTGTATCTGCACCTGTAAGTGTAGTACCATCAAAATCTACAATCTTACCATTATCGGTATTATCTGTATATGGTGCAATTAGAGGAGTACCAGTATCAGGTGCCAAAACTGCCCTTGTACCATCTGCAACCTTGTCAGCTACACCTTCTACAATTATAACCCACTCTGAACCATCATCTTCAACTACATCACCAATTGTTACATCTACAGTACCACGAGTCAACTGACCTGCTTCTGTACATACATAAGCATCACCAGCAACAGCACCTAACCCATTAAGTGTATCTATATCAGCATTTCCTACAAGGTGTAATACACATGCAGGTGATCTCCACTTCAAACCTGTGATAGCTGAATCGACATAATTTTTATTTGCAAGTGAGTTAGCTGTACTTGGAACTGCACTTGAGGTAATCTCATAAGTACCACCAAGATCCCAATTTCCTGAAAGTTCCTGAGTACCATCAGCTTTAAGAACAGTATCAGCAAGTTTTGTTAAGGCAATCCCAGCAGAAGCATTAATTTCTGTATTCGTAATAGTACCAGCAATAATCTGCTTATTACCACGAATTTTTGTATTAGCCATATTTTAATTCCTATTTTAATCTTTTTAGAGATAGCACTGCTTGATCATGCTTATAGCAATCACTATTAATATAGTCTATCTCCCACTCTCTCAACTCTTTCTCCGTCTCTATAATAAAAACTCCACCATGTTTCTCGACCACAGCACATCCCATAATATACATATATGCTGCAAGACCCAGACTCGTAACCTCTAACCTCATCTAAATCTCCCACCTTATACTGGTTCCACTGTAAAACCAGTTTTAGTAACACTAAGATTAAAATTGATGAATTCAATATATCTTATTGGTTTTATAAATAGCCATACTACCAATTCATGATTATCAATAGCCGAAGCAGGATTATTAGTATTATCACAAATAACCTTATATTCGTAAATCCCTTTTCTTGCCTTGATATTCTCTAACTTAGCTTCAAGTAAAGTTTGAAGAGTCCGTCTTGAAGTTTCATCATTTACTTCAAACGTGAAATTTTCCAAATCTTCAGCCAAATTAGCAGCTATATAAATATTGAGTAATCTTACGTTCAATCTATCTAAAGAAGATGGTTTATTTAATAAACTCTTATAACTCCAAATATAAAGGCCCTGACCTTTTACAAATCGTATAGGGTTTATTCCAGCATCTACTAAAAGATCCATTTCTCCCGATTTAAATCTTTTACTCAAATCAGAAGCTTCTATTTTTCCTCTTCTTTTTCCAGCAGCAGGAAACCAAATATCATAATTTGCATTGGTAGAAAAAATAGCAGATGCTACAAAACCATCTGGGGATGTATAAATATATCTATCATTATATTTGTCATAAATCTTTATATGTGGACTAAAAAGACCACCATAAGAAGTGTTGACATTTAGTTCCTGTCTTCTGTAATCAACCAACTCATTTACAGCATCAGACGAAACTTCCCTGTTATATGGAGTGGATATTATCGGGACACAATCTTTCCTTGATTGACATAATTCAATCAGATTACTCTGAAAAGATGGAGTTACCCAACCACCATCCAAAAATAGGGTAATAGGTATATCATCCCTGTTCATAAATTTACTTAGAGCATGTATCATATGCCCATCTCTAACAGGATAACCGTCTGAACCACGTCCTAAATTTAATTTAGTGACTTGTTCTTTAGGATATCCAGTTGAGAATTTATTATTATATCCTCTGATATAATTTGATTTTTCTAAAACTACTTCAAGGTATAAATTTTGTCCATCTTTAGATCGTTTACCTTCATCTTTTGAACAAGTCCATTGTTCAACAGGCTTAGTTTCAGAATTCTTATAAACTTCTATCAGAAAAGTATCCGATTCTTTAGCCCTTTTATAAAAAGGATCTATTTGATGAATACCTATACCTGAATCAATCAAGTCTATAGCTGTTCCAGCTATAGCCTCTTCTTTGGTTTTCGCCAACTTTATAGTATTCTCATCAACATTTATTATATAATAGACACGTTCCTCTGTAAGAGGGTGTGGTAAAGTATCAGTAGAAGTCAAAACAACCTCTATACCAGTTGACCAATACTGGTTTACTGACAACTCATCTGTTGTATGGTCAGCTATAAAATATTCTCTGTCATAATATTTAAATAATTGTATAGAAATATCATTATTCCAACTACCAGGATTACTCCCAACTATGACTATACTTTGGTCATTGGTAGAGAATTCATAGTCATCAATATTTCTCAAAGCTAAACTTATAATTTCATTATTTTGTGCTGTATTTTCTTTGCCTAACACACATCCCCCATAACGAGCACTGTTAGGCACACGTAAAACCCATAACTTACTGTCTTTTTGTTGTAAATATGTTAAAGCTGAAAAATAAGCTAAACTATAGTTAATCTCTACTCTATCATTAGGACTGAATATTCTTAAAAATTCAGCCACAGATGTACATAAATAAGGTTTATCAATAGGCCCTTTTCCTCCCCCAGTTTCAGGAATTAAAATGGCCCCATAAACACCTTGCCACGATCCTGAATATGAAGACCCAGTATCAAATTTTGGAAGAGGCCCTACTGAATCTTCAGGGGGTTCAACCTCCATTACCCAAATACATGAAGACTCTGGGGTTAATAATATAGTCTCATCCCCAATATAAGGATAAACTTGAGGAGGAGTATAACCTTGATAATATAAATCCCAGGTTGTATGTTCTTCCCTGAGAAATACTGAGTGTGATCCTGTTGTTCCATAAATAAAATCCAAAGGATATTTATCAACAGCTTTTGAATATACCCCATGAGGATCACCCCATGATAATCCATCATATTCAATACCCTCAAATACCCTGTCAGGTACTTCACCAGTATTATAAACTATTGCCAATTTGTCATCTGGCCCTGCTCCACCAACAAAACCCCCAACATCATAATTATTATCTGTTATATTAGTGGGAGATCCCCATGATCCCCCACTTTTTCTATTCTCTATAATTTGCCGTTTAGAAGGATAAGTACCATAACCAGTCTGTAACCAAGAAACTATTAAATTACCTGAAGTATCTTTCTCAAAGAAATGAGGAGCTTCTTTATTATCATAGATATTATTATCTATACTTACAGGAGTATTCCAACTCTCTGTTATAGTATTAAAAATTGCATATTTAATTTTTTTATCAGAAGTACCAATAATTCTTTCTTCATAAATAACATGGATTTCGGAACCTATTAGAATACTTTTAAACTCATTATTCTGATATCCAAGAGGAGCAGCAAGTTCCCAGGTTATATTAGTTGTCCAATCAGTGGGCCAATCACCTGTACCTGTCCTTTTGAATATAATAAGTCTTCTATCAGCTTCATGTTCATATTTTATAATACATAGAACATAAACTTGATCATCAGATTCCCGTATGTGAGCTTTAGGCCATAATACATAATCAAAAGCTCCCTTATAAACAGTCTGAGTAGTCCCAAAGGAATGTGTAGAGGGATTATATGGTCTATAAAAGAGCTTACTTATAATCCCACCCCATGTTTTAGCATGATCTACAATATGTATTGTATCATTCCAGGGAGTGTGTGTCAAAGAACCAGCATAATAATATCCCCAGTGAACACCTTGGTTATTCCATGTTGCTCCATTGTCACTTGAATAGGACAAATGAACATTATACTCATTAGGGGGAGGCCCCATTGTATATACAACATAAAGTTCTCCTGAATTTGACCTACAAACTTTTGATTGACGAATATATGTTGTACCAATATTCAAATTTTGATATATTTCAATTGACATTATTCAATAGTTTCCTCTATTTTAACACCTAAAACCCCAAAAATAACAGGAGTTATTTTTTCCCTTTTATGGATCATAAAATAATCCCCTATAATTTCTGGTGTAATAATAGAATCACCAGAATAGGTATATATAATAACTGTTCCAGAACCTTGATAAATACCTATATTGCTTGTTCCTGCCCCAATACAAGGAGAGCTACTCTTAAGTCTAAAATCATTATTAAGAACATCTTCAAATACTGGGTCAAGTTCTATACTACCAATACCAGGAATTCCTGAAAAATTTGTAGTACATCCATATGCACAATTATGATGATTAACTCCATCTGTAACAATACCTATATGACATTCAAGTGCTATACAATCGTAAACCTCAATTCCTGGCCCTGATCTAAATCCTGCATATGTACTTGTTAATTTATAGGCTACACAATTCTTAAAAACTATGTTATTACAAGAAACATCAGTAACCTGACCACTTGATCCTTCTTTTAGTAATATATTCTGGAAATTAATATCATGGACTGAAGCTGTAGTCCTAATCAGATAAGCTATTGACATATTCTTCCAAGTTGTAAAATTACCTGACCCATTACAGACTATCGAAATTACCTCTACTGAATTAATCCCATCAAATATAGTATTAATATCCATATCAGGATAACCAGTAATGATAGTTTCTTCATCAAAATTTGGTGGTGACACTTGTTCACTATACACCCCTGGCCCTACCTCTATAGTATCCCCACTTGAAATATTATCAACAGCATATTGGATAGTCAACCACGAATCTTCCCAGGAAGTTCCACCATTTCCATTATCTCCTGATTTTGATACATAGTACGTACTTGCCAATTTTATCTCCCGTTTATGCTACCTGTATATTAGCAGTTATTTTTATTTGATCTGTATCCTGTACGTCATAAGGCCCATCACTAAATTGTTCAACGTATAATAACTGTCCAGCAGTTCCACTTGCTACATTACAAATGAAATAACCATAACAGTTTCCCCATGCTCCACCAGAAGCTTCAAAAGTCTGTTGAGCATAACCAGCAGCATCAGCTACTATTGTCCAACTCCCACGAGTAAGAGCTATTCTTGCATAACCAAAACTTGAGGGTTCAGTCAAATCTGTAAGATCAGCATCTTCTGGTGGTTCTGAAGTTGGAGCAGTATAAATACCCAAATAAAGTGTTGTATCAAAACTTGTACTTCCAAATAATTGATTAAGGATTCTATTTTCACCCTCATCGACTAATTTTCCTGCCATTTAAAAAATCTCCTTAAAATGTGATAGTTATTGCATCCAACTCTTCTTTAGTAGTTACTGCATTAATTTGAGTTTCATAAGTATTAGATTGTGTTCTAATATTTTGTCTCTCATCAAGCAGGGCCAGATATTCTGTTTCAGACATATCTGGCTCTAAACTTGCATCTATTTGATCTCTATATTTTATAACTTTCCAATCAGTGTCACTTAACTTCTGGAAAGCCAGATCTTTTATCTCTAAAATTTTCCTGGATTTAAATTCAGATAGACCATATTGATTAACAATACTTTCTTCATTTCCATTATTTAAAGCATCTATGATGATATCAGCCTCTTCATCTGTTACCTCAATAAGAGGTAAAGTAGGAGTAATAGTATCTTCTGCATGAATAAGACCAATGTGTAAAACCTTTTTAGTATTAATATCTATACTTAAATATTTCATATTATCTCCTAAACTACAGTCACAAGATATGGAGGTGTAATAAATGTAATATTATAGTAGTAACCTGTATCTTTTTCTCTACCAAGTATTCTAAAATATTGAACATCTGCTCTCCAATCATGATTTGGATTATTAGCATAAAGCTGCAATAAATCACCATCTTGCCATCCAGATACATCCTCCGTAAATGCAACATAACCTGAACTAACATGAACTACTCTTTCAGTTCCCACAGGTTCTCCATTTCTATATATATTACAATAAGCAAAATCACCCGTTGACCTTAGTTGATAATAAATTCTTAGTGTTGCCCCTGATCCTCCTGGTACACGATTAAGAAGTAATTCTTTATATAATCTTGGAATTGTCACTGGATAAAAGAATTTGTTAGCATCACTTGACATTACTATATAAGAAGTCCCTATATCATCTTGATAATCAAGATACTCAGGATAACACATTTCCCAAGGTGGAAGTTCACCAGAAATAGCTTCTTCATTTATCTTTTCAGTATAATCAATAGTTTCATTTCTACCAACTTCATGCCAAACATTATCTTTTCTACGAAAACGAACTGAAGCACCAGGATCTAAATCAATATCCCTTCTATCATGAAGTCTCAATTCATCATTATCATATTCTATAGTAACTTCTGGGCCATATCTGAAACTCCATATATCAGAATCATCAATACCACCAGACATACCTGCATATAGTTTACCTTCAAACTCTTCCATAGACCTTACATTATTATAACCAGTTGTCCAAGAGTTGTAAATTCCACTACCTGCTATTTTTGTCCAACTTATACCATCAAATTCCCAGATATCATCGTCAACACCAGCATATAATTTACCATTATAAACTTTAAGACTGTCTACATCATTCCCACTTGACCATGATCCTCTAATACCATCTCCACCTACTTGTTCCCACTTTATATCACCAGTAGATGTACAAGATAGCATCCAAACTTTTGCTGGTACTCTAAGTCCAACAAATAATCTGTCATTATAGACTTCTAAACATCGAGCATCTTCATAACCTGCTCCCCAGGAGTCATAAACACCATCTCCACCTACTTTACTCCAAGTTCCTGATCCTTTATAACTCATCCAAACTTCAGCTTGATCAGTAGCTCCACCTACAGCAGCAAACAAATTACGTCTATATTCTTTAAGTGCCCAAACATCATCATGAGTAGTTCCAAAATCATGAACTAATGACCAAGTTGTTGTAGCACAACTATATTTCCAAATTTGAGCATGAGCAGCACTGGCTGGGCCACCTATAGCTGCAAATAAACTATGTCTTTGACCATAAGTCCTTGGAGACCATGCACCAGTAAATTGTTCTAAAGCTATTTGTACAAGATCTCTAACTTCAAAACTTGTATTAACCCAAGAACTATTGACTCCATCTCCACCTATTTTAGTCCAGTTACCAATAGTACCAGTATACATATATACATCATCGTCAACACCAGCATATAATTTTGATGTTGAATCATCACTATATTCAGCTAAAGCTCCAATAGTAGTATTTCCAGACCAAGCACCAGTATCACTAATATCTGTCCAAGTAGAACCATTCCATTGATAAACTTTTGCATTACCACCAGCTAATCCACTTGTACCAGCATAAAGAAATGTACTATATTTATATAATGACTCTACAGTTACATAACCCCAATCACCTATCATATTCCAATCAGGATCTTGGAGTGATTGTACAGTCAACTCACTTCCATTAGTAAGTACCGTACTTGGAATATCATCTATAATTTGATCAGAAGAAACATATAAAAGACCTGCATCTGGATTATCCGTTTCAGAATATTCAGCTTGATTCTTAACATTAGCAGGTTGAGCTAAAGTTTTTAAATATGCAATATCTGAGGCATTATTTATTTCAACCCAAGTATTATCAATATTTCTTAATATAAGTGTTTTACCAGCTTGTAAAAGCATAGGAGAAACTGAACCTTCAGATAATTCTATATTTCCAGTTGTAGAAATATTAACAGGCTCATAGGCATAAATACAAAGAATATCTCCATATTCCTGAGGTTCAGAAGTAGTATATCCAATAATATTATTTAATGTGTGAAGTGTTGTGTCATATATTTCTACACAACCCACTCTTCTGTTATCCAATACCAATGATGGATATTGACCTTCAAGTTCACCACCAGTAGCAATAGGCTCTAATGTCCAACTTGTTCCATTATAGATTGCAAGATAAGAATCAGCAGTGCTTTGTCTATAATAGAGTATCCTTGGAAGATAATTATCAGTAACAGCAATTGAAGTACCCATACCAACATTACCAGTATCCACAGTGGTACTAACCCAACTTCCAGTTTTGTTGGTAGAATAATTTAAAGCTTGATCAGTGTCTAAATGACAACTTATATATGCTTTTCCAGTGTCATCTCGTGCTAAAGAAACAAATCTTACTGACTGAGCAGTAGGATTAGCATCTTCTACAGTCCAACTTACAACTCTATAAGCATATTTCAATCCAGTAGTATCACTGGCATATGCAACCATTTCCCCAGATCCACCAGGATAATTTAGTTGCAATTTAACATATTTACCACTATTTGAAGCATCTATTGTTTGAAAATTCCAAACATATGAACTATCATGATAAACATATTTTAACTCATCTTTTGAATAAGCTATATGAGCTTTGTGATCAGAGCTTAATTTAAGATCAATGTAGAGAATAGAATCTGTATGAGTATCAACAATTTCATTTACCCATTTTCCACTTCTATTATTAGCATATTTCAAATTATGCTTAGATCCATAAGCTATGTGAATAAAACCTTCTTCATCAAAGTCCATACCATGAGTATTTGAATCTACATCAACAGCATCTACCTGTTCTATCTTCCAAACACCTCTAAATGTTTCACCATATTTATAATAGTCATTTCTATTAGTAGCATAATATAAATAATTAGCACCATCAATAGTTTTTTCATAAGTAACATGAATATATCCAGCGTCATCCATTAAAGCACAGATGTCACCAGCTATATTATCATCAACAGTCCTTTCAGAATAATAACTAACTCCAAATCTTTCTATATAGATAAGATCATTTAGAGTACCATTAAAAAAGAACATGTGTTCATTTTCACGTCTTACAGAGATCTTACTGTTATAAACAGTAGTTTCCCTTTTAGTAAGATCAGAACATGCCACAGCAGCAATAGCTGTTTTTAAGTCAGTGTAACTTTTACTACCAGCTATAGCTTCAGCAATATCATTTTCTATACCAGAAGTTGCTGTCTTAAAATAAGCTTTTTCTCTTAAATCAATAATATTGTATGTATAAACAGTATTATCACTTAAAGGTCTAAGAATCTTACATATAGGTAAAGCCACTACTTCACCAGTAGCATCATCAAAATCATTAACAGTACCTTGATAATACCATACTTTTCTATCATCATCCCAGGAAAAAGTATTTACTGAAGGAGATCCTTGTTTACCTTGTACAGTAGCGTTAGCCATGTCCTCTTCGTCTTCAATATACCGAGTTCGGTATCTTACTTGAAGACGGTTTGTCATTTCATCAGCTTTTGAGGGATCTATAACATCACTTGCATATTCACCAGCATTGTAATAATCAACATTACCATACTTGTGAACAATTGAAGGAGGCCCATCAACTACTTCGACCCACACTTCCACAAATACCAAGTCATATCTGGGATCACCCACTGTAGGAGCAGCACCTAAAGTTATAGTGTTATCTACATCAAATGAACCGTCCCATGTACTCAGAAGACCATTAGCTAAAAATTCACTTGCTCCCATTCTAAATTGATTATCAGTCAGTGGAGAAGTAAAACTACCAAGTACAGTCCAACCATTGGTATAGAATCTATTAACTGTATCAAGAAGTCTTGATATCTGAATATTCTGCATCAAATTAACATCTTGATCCAAGACTAATTTACCATAACCAATAGGATTTCCATAGTAGTTTCTATCCTCTGTAGGTAGTCCAAATGGTTGTCCATTTCTTGAATAATCTATCATAATTACCTCTTATAATGTTAATCTCAATTTTCTGGTTAATACCATATCAGCAGGAGGTACAACATTCAAACTGATTAATGAGTGTGCTTTATGATTAACCATAATCCCCGTATTTGGGGAACTTGTAGCAGATCCACCAACTAAAGTAAATTCTCTTAAATAAGCAGAAACGTCTGTTCCGAATACTGCTTCTATTTCTAATCGATTTGTAATATCAGTTACAATATTTGAATTTCTATCAATAAAATTTATTGTAACAGGTTTTCTTGTGTCACCTGAAACTGTTGTTTCAGAATATAATTGTTGAAAAGCCCAACCTTGTTGAGTTACATTAAAAGCCCCTGCTCCCCAACCTGTATCTCCATCTTCTGCATCGGTAACTGGCCCATCTTCTACACAGGTAACAGTCATTACAGCAGCTACAGACCCAGCATTATAGTCAGACTTAAGGTCTAACTGTGTAGCTGTAGCAGAAGCTACATCATCAGCACTATCACCAGTTGTTATAGCAACTTCTATAGCTGTTCTTCCAGATGGAGCAGGTGAAGGCCCAGTGCCCCCACCACTCACATTATACCAAACATAATATGAATCGGTAGGACTATCAATCAACCAATATTTATTATTAAGACTTCCAGCCACATCAGCTTGACAAGTTATTTGTGTAATTTCTGGTGCCCCTCTAACTGGTAGATTCTCATCTAAAGATTTTTGTGCTCTCTGAGAGGGTGTCATACCATCCCATGAAGAGGTTTGAGGAGTTCCAACCCATTCTCCTTGTCCTATTGCCCAGTAAAGAATACCACTATCATAACTTGTATGTTCTTTAAGCATACATGCCACAAGTCGTCCAAAGTCCATAACTATTCTGTTATGACCAGTAATAATAGTCCTCTTTCCAGAAGCAGTATAATAGATTTCATCTATTAATTCCCCAGTAACCAATCTACCATTACCTTCTTCATATAAATATGTCAAATCACATAAATCATATGATTGTGTTCTATTAACTAATCTTGTTATTTCTCTCATTCTTATCTCCCAATATTCTTATAAATTGAATAATTAAATATATTTATGGTGTAATAGTATCTTCCCAAGTATCCCAAGGTTGAATTAATCCAGCAGTACGAAATGGATAAGCAGCATCTATAGAAAGAACATGGGCATCATTAGTGCTACATTCATCACAATTTGTTATACAACCAGGAGCAAAAACCTGATCCTCTATAATATATGTCTGATCCCCTGTTTGATTAAAATCTTCCCTTAAACAATATTCTTCCCAAACAGCACTTCCATCACCAACTGACCCAGAATCAGGCCAAATAGGTTCAGTTCCACCACTGATTCCCCCAGTGGTACAAATAAAAGCATGTCCGTTATCATTATCATCTGTAGGAATTAAAAAATCTCCTTCAGCATAAAGTGTAGTTGATTCCCATGTGTGATACCAAATTGTACTATAATCTGGACTATCAACTACTAACTCATCAAGATATTCATCCCATAGAGACTTCCCATATTCCATCCAGGTTATTGTATTATCTAAAACAATGTCTTCTGAGTCAGTAGGCCATACAGGTTCTACTAATCCACTTTTACCACTGGTTAAACACAAATAACCATGACTATTTTCATTTGGATAAGATGGTAAAATTACATCTCCTAAGGCATATTCTGTATCAGGTTGCCAATTAGGATACCAATCTTCAGCCCAAATTGTTGTCCAATTCAAAACTGCTAAAATTGGATAAACATAGTTTCTTACAAAGACTTTTAATCTTGCAATTATTTCTGTAATAGAAGCTATAAAGTCATCTGAACTTCCATAGTCTTCCTCACTAAATTCTACCTCAAGGGCAAAAACATCAGGAGGCATTTGTCTATTAAGAGCAACATTTTCTCCCCAATCTCTACCAAATTCTGCCCAAGTTACACCACCATCGGTAAAACTCTCGTTTTCCCCAGTCAACCAACCTGGTTCAGAACTATCACTTGTCCCTGCCACTACACATATATATTTATGGTCATTGGGAGTAGGTGGAATTATCATATCCCAAACTTCATAAGGGGTATCTGCTGTCCAGAAATCTATTGTATTTGATGTGACGATTTCGTCCCATATGTGTGAATGAGTAACAGGATCTATTTCCCACCACTCTAATAAAGTATACTTTAATCCAAATAATTGAAATACTAATTCTAAGCCTGATCTGTGTCCTTTAAGAGCATGGATAGCAGATAAAAATCCTAAGACTGTGTTGACATCCAGAACACCTTGAGATAATTCAAACACATCAAGAACATATCCAAAACCAAACTCATCTACAACAGCCCTTACTGCATCCTCATTTAGAGTAAGAATATCCCTGTATTTTTTCTTAATATCATCAAAATTTGCATATTTATCAAAAGCATATTGATAAATATCACAAAAATCAACATATAAAGGGTAATCTTTTATCTTTTTTGGAAGAAAGTTTATTAAATTCATTATATAAAACTCACTGTAACAGTTATATTATAAAATTCATTCCAATCTAATGTTGAAGGCCCAGAAGGAACAACCCTTGCAACCTTTATATAATCGAGACTTTCTAATTCATATTCAATATCATATAAGTCTGATTGTGTTAGACTGGCCTCTAAAATGTACTCATAATCATCTACTATTGCTGCAACATCACTTTCAACCTGAGCTTGCCCACCTGCTTGTTCTAAGGTGGTAGCTAACTTTATTTCTATTGTCAAGTCTACAGGTACTTCCACAGCATCAGGAAACATTGTAGAATAGAGAGGAACAGCGATTGGTCTAACACCAAATGGCCTGTGAGATTCCAATTCTATTACAATTTGAGATTTTTCAGATTCAGTAAGAGGTTCATATACCCCATCTTCATCTAATCTAACAAGTGTAATTGCCATTTCAGCAGGATCTAAGTCTTTTGCATTAGCATCCTTAACATCTCCTACCAATTGTGAGGCAATCAACTTTAATTCTTTCTTAAAATCATCCCTTCCACGTATAATCAATTGTGTCTCATGGTGGAAAGGAGCATTAACTCGTATACTCCCTACTTCTTCTGGCTCTTGATAATCCAGAACAGTTTCTACCAAACTATCGAAGGCTATTGTAGTATCACTTATTATGACCTTACTTTCTTCTATAGTTCCAGCATTTGCTAAACCAACATAATTTAACACCAACAAATCACCAGTAGAATATTTCCATTCTGGTTCAGCAATTGTCAATCCTGGAAGATCCCTGTAGTATTCTACATTAATAATTCCAGATATCCCACTTATATTATCATAAAAATTTATAGTAGTGGCCCCAGAAATATAATCTATAGTTCCACAGTTATAATTTGCAGGAGTGGGCCAATTACCTATAATATAGCCATTTCCATCATCTACCCCAGTATAAATATAAGATCCACTTGGAGTAGTAACATTTATTTGGATCTTAACAGTCCCAGGATCTACTGGTGCTGTCAACCCTAAATAATAAGGAGTATCAGTATAATTTATAGCAGTTGAAGCAGTTTGCTTAACTCTACCATAAGTAGCAGTGTTAAAGTACATAACATCAACACCACCCAAAGCATTACTAATAGCTATATAATAATCATTAAGAAGATTTGGAATTTCATTACTTACTCTCTCAATAATCTTAGTAGTATCCCCAGTAATCAATTTTAACTGAATATCATCTGATACATCACTGGACTCAAATCTAAAAATAGTTAAATCTTCGGTAGGAACTCTTATATTTTCCTCTTTAAGATTACCAATTGTAACTTCTATATCTACTGTTTCTCCACTTGGAATATTATATTGATCAGTCCCAGTGGGAGGAGTAACTATAATATCATACTCATTATCATATAATCCTATAACTTGAAAAGGGATTAATGACACCGTACCACTTGTAACGTTAAGAACTTTTATCTTTATGTGTTTGTTTCTTCCTCTAAAAGCAGAATAACCTAAGTTTTGAGCTATACCTACAGCAGAACTTCTTTTCTCTCCATAGAGTAAATATGTTTCACGTCTATTTGAAATAGTTGTAAAACTATGGTAAGCTGCAACACCTGAAAGAAGCTCAATTAATATTGTACCAGCAGATCCAGCATAATAATCTTGCCACTTTTGTTCTTTAGTTTGTATATAAGTTAATATATCCTGTTTTATAGCTTGGTAACTTATAGATTGTGGATCTATTATCATGTTGCTTCCCTTACATAAGTTGCTTTCAATATATCCCCTGTATCAGGAGCAGAGTTGAAAGTTATTTGATTTCCACTTATAACATAATCATTAGAGATCCCAGAAGTTTGTAATATACCATTTAAGTATAATTTTTCACTCCCAGAGATAGGGGTATAAACCAAAGTAAATATTTTATTATTACTATCAATAAGACCACTTGGAATTTCATTCATAACAAGAATTCCAGTAACATTTACATGGACATAATTTATAGTAACCTCTGATCTTTGAGGAGGTATATAAGACATTGCTTGAGACCTCTCTTGAGCTTTTAGATTAAAATAAAGATTTTCTATACTATCAATTGATGGATATTTTATTGTCATTCCAGATGTTAATTCATCCAAATCTGACAAATCATTATATATAAGTAATAACCACCAAAATTGAGTATTTCTATAAATCTTATAACTTAACAGAGCAGGATTTTCTTCTTCCCCCTGTACAGTTGTATATCCAAAAACTTGTAACGATTTTATTTTATTAATTATATATGAGGTAATTACGTCATGACAATTAGCACCAAAATCCATAAACCTTGCCATGTCATACCGTGTTATGTTGTTGTAGGCACTATCTATAAAGAACATTTACCTCACTCACTTTCCAAATTTCTTTCTAATGATCCAGATATTTCATAAACTGTTTCCCCTAATCCTTTTATTCTAAAGGCTAAGGTAATATCATAGGTATTATTATCATAATCTGGAACTATTTTTGTTTTAGAGTATACCAACTTTACTCGTGGCTCAAATTCATTAACTAATTGAAGAATAATTCTGAGTATTTGTTTAGCCGAAGTACCATCTAAAGGTTCCATTAACATGTCTTGTAGCTGGTTCCCAATTTCTGGCTCAAATATTCTTTGAAAAATATATATTTCCAAAAGATTGTTTAATGCCTGGAAAACAGCTTCTTCATCCTCTAACACGGCCTTAGAAGTTGGATCATATTGATTTAAATCCGAATAAAGTGCCATTTATAAATCCTCAAAATGATCTACATAATACTGTATATCATTTTTAACAGTTGCTATATCTACACCTAAATTAAGAGAGGTTTTAGTTTGATTCTTGGCATAATTAAAAATATCCATATAGTCAGTATGGGCAGCTTTGGCATCTTTTACAGCTTGAACCGTATTAGCCCAATCAGTATTAACCTCATATCCTACAGGCAACAAAGCTTCTATTGTCTCATACATAACTACACCACAATTTAAGGCCCCACCAATAACAGACATAGCTTTATTAGCTTTTTCAACTAAACCATCAAAATTGTCAAATAGATCATCTATTGTAGAAGTTATCAATGCTGTTTTTCCATTTACCCAATTAGTAGCAGATACCACAACATCTCGTGCAGTATTACAATCAACAATATTACTAATAATATATTCTATTGTCTGTGTTGCCCCAGGCAAAAGTGAAGAATATGCTAAATCAAATATTCCTCCATTGATAAATTTATCTAATAAATCCATTTTAGTCTTAAAGGTATTAGCAGCATCTTCACCTATTAACTGCTTTCCACCACATTTATTAAGATAAGCAGTAGACATATTATTTATTATTGAAACTACTCTCCCAGCAGTGTGTGTAGAATCACCAACACTGGTATAATAAAAATTATGAATACTGTCAGAAAATGGAGTAAAATATGTAGACCAATTTGGATACCCAAAAGGCCCATAAGTACATCCACCATAATTAGCATTCAATTGTGAAAAACGAGTAGTAGTCCAAGTATTATATTTATCTTGTGCTGGTATAGACATTATGTATCCTTTAATCTATTTACTGTTTTAATTATGAATTGTGCCCAAGGATCACCCTTTTCGGCTCTCAATTTCATAATTTCTTCATTCCTTTTTAATTCCAATTCATCATTTCTTTTGAATTGTTCTAATTTTTTAGAGTTTCTTTCCATAAAAGAATCAAATTTTTCTCTTTCACTCATATTGTCTAACTCCTAATATTTCTCTTAACAGCTTCCACAGAAGCTTGTTCCAATTCCTTTTTCTCTTCTGGTTTCAAACATTTGTCACAGATTAATTGATATTTTTGCCTTATCGCTGGATCAATGCCCCAAATACTTCTACTGGCAGTAGCCAGGGGCTTTCCACACCTACGGCACTTACTTAAAATAATTTGTATAGGTCTTTTACGTTCTAAAATATTTTTTAAAATACATGACTTGTTCATCTTGAATATCTTGATCTTTCTTTAACAATCAGGTCATTTATGTCTGTTCTCATAAATTGGTCTAACCAAGACCAATCATTATCTACAATTCTGTTAAGGTCATATAAATCTATCCTGAGTTTACTTCCAATACCTGCTGATACTACACCCAGTAAACAGTGCTCTAATGGAGTCCTAATGGCTAATCTACTATGAGCATTTTGATGAAAATAGTCAGAAGGAAATATATATACCTTTTTAGTTTTTGGATCTGCTAAAAACCTCAATGATGAATAATTCTTTAATACTTTTCTCATCTCTTGTGGATTTGGATTAGAAAAAATCTCAACATATAAAGGTTCCCCAAACATGTGAGCTTTAAACCCTGTTTCAAATTCCTCTATTAATTGTAATAATTCTTTAGCATTCATTATCCGTAATAATCCTTTATAAGTTTATTTATATCTGCATTAAAATATTTATCAGTCCAAGACCAATCTTTATGCCCCCTTGGATTATAAAAATCTATCTGAGTTTTAATACCAAACCCCTTACTTATTACTCCTGTTAAACAACCATCTATAGGAGTTCGTATATTAATATCTTTATGGGCATATTCATGTAAGTAATCATGCCTAAAAAAATAAACTTTCTTAGTTTCAGGATCGGCTATAAATCTAAGCATACCTTCATACATTTTAAAATGCTTCATAAGTTCTGTACGACTTGGATTAACAATTACCTCAGCATAAAGGTAATTACCAGTCCCATAACCTCTCATTTGAAATGTTTTGAGGAACTCTTCCACCAAGGTTAGTATTTGTTTAGCTGTTTTCATCAATTAAATTCCCAGTAAAATATTTCTGATTAATTAAAAAATTACTAAATTTACTGTATATCTCTTTATTATTTAGTGCCCAATCAATGTGTTTATTGATAGATCCTTTACATATTGGAATTTCAAGATTTGTTTCCTGCTTAAACCAATACATTAGACCTTCTATTTTATGAGAGTTACTTGGAACAGGTATAAAAGGAATACCAGCTAAAGCTGATGCATAAATCCCATGATGTTGACCAGTGATATACAATGAACAATGTTTTAAAGTAGCAACCATATCTCTGAACAACATTCCACCTGTTATTCCTAATCGTGGATAGTCTAAATGATTAACAATATTTGAATAACCAGAATCAGGTCTTATCAAACCAATGATTATACCACCTATATCATAAATCCTTTTACCTTCAATTCGTATTCCCAAACAAGAATCTGCTAATATCTCAGGATTCCCCCCACAATTACATGCATTAATATAACTAAGAGGTTCTCTCACTGAAAAATAATTTAATTTTTTTAGCACTTCTGAATAATAGGGGGATTCATGTTGAAAAAGTGAATTAATAAGATATGTTTTTTTACCTTTTAATTGTGCTTTCTTTAGTATCTCCATTAAAAAATTACTTGCTGGACGATGGTGGTGTATTGTTCCCTCTCCATTAACTACCACTGCATCACATTCATCTATAGAACTTATCACTTTAGACCCACAATAATGTTTACCTATTATGGTATGACTTTTAAGTTCAGAGATAATTGATTCCATCGTTATTCTACTTCCAGCAGCACCACGACTGGTATCATTACATAAATATATTTTCATAATTATCCACTAATACAGGTTCCCGATCCTGAAACTGTTACCCCACCACCAGTAGGGACTGTCACAGAATCCCCTATTCTATGATTTCCAGGCCCCTCTGTTAATACTACAGCAGACCCACTAACACAAACACCTGTTGGACAATATGGGCATGTGGTAACAATTGCCGATCCTATAACAGCTTGACCTGGGCCTTCAGTTAAAACAACGGCAGACCCAGAAACTATTATACCAGACCAGTATCCATGAATACAAGTCCCTACAACAGATGACCCTATAGTTGCATCACCAGGCATTATGTTATCTCCGATAATCTTTCTTTTATAATTTCAGCTTCTTCCAGGAGGGAAGTTGCTGTACTAATTAAAGTATTTAACCGATCAGTTAATTCTTGAACCTCATTTTCTAAACTTGTAATATCTGTATCTGGTTCTGGTAAATCTGGTTCAGTGGGAGGTGTATAAGAAACAGCATCAGGCCCAGTAGCAGAACCAGCCCCCATCATTTTGTGTACACCAGATCCTTGTAATTTTACAAGTCCTGTTGATAATACATTTACCTCTGAATTACCTTCAATATTGGTTTTCTGATTACCTTTCAAATTAGCATTTGCATTAGATCCTAACTTTAGATTTCCATCAGCTTTCATGTTTATAACACCACCACTGGCAGCTTCCATACCAATACCTCCATTGACTTTTACAGCCATTGAAGACCCTGCAAACATTTTCATATTTGCACCAGTATTTATATCTACCGAATTATTTCCTTTAAGCAATAAGTTTTGTGGAGTATCAACCTCTAAATCCTGATCCGATTCTATCCTGATAGTATCCTCAGCCTTTATACCAATTTTTGCAGAAGTTTCTATAGCAATATCCTTTGTTGATTTTATACTTGTCTCTTCTTGAATATTACTAACAAATTTTCCAGCAACATTAAGGAAGAAATTTCCTCCTACATCCCAAGTAACATTACCAGGTGTCTTTATCCAAATATCCCCAGCCCTGTCTATTCTTATAAGAGACCCAGAACTGTGATGATAAAATTCTACGGATGGTCTACTATTAATAGGATGTTCAGCATCATCAATATCAGCTTTATTAACCCTATACCATAATCCTGTAGAATCTACCATCCCATACATATTTGGATAATCTTCATTGAAAATGAAGGGGTGGGTAATTTCTGATTGCCAGTAACCTATATAAAATCCGAAATAGACATCACCATAAGGAAATATTACAACAAGCTCAGAGTCAATTTCTGGAACTGCAAAGTTGGATAAATCTACCCTACCACCTTGTAAAGCAGCACTTAAAGGATAAATCCAGGGAAGATATTCAGTATCAATCCCCTCCAAGAAATCTTTAATAACAACCTTTACTCGACCTAATTTTCTTGGATCATCATTATCCTTTACCACGGCCCTTTGTGGTACAGATAAATTCCCTCTTACTGTCAGCCAATCAGCATATTTAATAAACATTTTTACCACTCAAATCCAAAAAATTTAGCAGCTTTGTCTAATTTTCTCTCTAAGTCCTTCTGATCTTTTGGAGATAATTTCTTTACACAATCATATATGCTATATTCCCCTACTTCAATCTCGTCATAAGGACATACTTTTTCTAAAGCAGGTAGTACAATAGAGTCATAAACATTCATCATACTAACTTCTCTTTTACTCTTACCTTTTATTCTCCCACCAAGACATTTTGAAAACAATTTATCAACCCTTGTTGGAATATCCTCTTTTTCAAACAAAGATAATATTTCAGTAGCTTTTGTCATATTTATCTCCAAACCATTACCTCTCCATACTCATCAGACCACTTTACCTTTCTTGGCTTATGATCATACGTCTGAGAGATATTACATCTATATTCTTTACCAGATGACATAATGGTAAAATACGTATTTGATAATCCTTTTTTATCTATATTGTCTATCCGTATGATTTCACCAACCCTTATAGTATCCCCCATTTGACCTGATAAAAACCATACAGTCGATCCTTCTTTAGGTAATGTTTTATTGTCTAAAAGACTACCTTCCTTTTTTTCAAACAGAGCTAAAACATCAGGAGCTTTTATCATCTAAGATCCCCCTTCATTTCTCCGAGAACTTCTCTGTTTAAAATTACAGTAGTACAGATTCCCATATTAGTGATAACCCTGCTTAACTTTGTAATATAATACAATCCAGAAAACTCTTCGGATATGAAGTCAGGATTATCAGTTTGTGAATCACTAAAATAAACTAAATCTAAGACTCTCATCTTAGGTAACATTCTGTCAGTATAACTTATTAAACCTTGTACAACACCTAATATAGCTAAATTAGAAAGATTTTGATAATAAGCTTTCCAGTAATTACCATGAACATTATCATTAAGTAATCCAAACTGATCAACTACATTATTTTCCTGGTTATCCCTGTCTAAGTTGTTGCTTAAAGATAACACTGGTCTAAGTGTTAATATATTTTTATTATCAACAGCAGTTTCAATAGTTCTAATACTCTTACTGTTCTCATACCCTAACCAAGAATTTAAAAATCCACTACTAACATCAAAAGCATAATCAGCATCATAAAGAACATCAATATCTTCAGTTGGTTTTATTTTAAATCTCCAATCTGGTTTAGTACCAGAACGGGTATGGTTATTGATATCCCTCATCAAATCTTTTAAGATAAAAGTACCATCAGAGGCTATACCCAATGCTACGAATGAATCTTTAAGGTAACTATGCATCCATACATTGTTTATAAATTTCTTATGAGATATATTATGTTGTAACCAAGTTTGAGCATCACTGGAATAATGAACTCCAAAATCTCTTAGAAAAAATTTACTCACAACTTCTTCAATTGTTTCAATACCAGATCGAGATGAAAAGACTTCAATTGCACAATCACTAATATATGGAAGAGCATCATATAGACCATTGAGATAAATTTGGTATCTACCAGCACCTAATTTTGATATTGTCTTTTTCAAAATCCTGAAGGACGTTGTACTAAAATCTTCTTGCTCCTCTTCTTGTGTTTTACCATAAGTATATTCCAAGACATTCCCTTCATTTAAAAAATCGATAATGCTTGAATCCGATATTGTAAACATTTGTTCAAACTGGGGAAGAATATTTCCAGCCTCCTCAATGACTGTAAATTTCAAAAACTCATCATGTGTTAAGAAATCTTCTACCACTTCACCAGTTTCAGGATTTTTTATATTAAATTTTACTTGGTACTGATTAGCTACACCTAACATAATTTATACCTCAAGGAATTCTTCATTTGGTATATCAACTTGAAAATAATCATATATTTCATCTATAGTTGGTAACTTATAAGGTTCAAATTGAACATCAACTCTGGCATATAGAGGAACAAATACATCATCAGCTTCAGTAGCCCCTCTTGAGACTCTGATCTGTTCTTTTGAATAATTTATATTCACACTCTTTATAATCTGATTTGGGGCCATAAACCACTGACCAATTGTAACCAGTACCGTACCTTTGGCAACATAATTCTTATCTAAAGTTTTCAACTCTGTAGCATACCCCAAAGGTGCTCTGATAGTCAAAAGACCAGCATCAGAGGGATAAACAGTCTTTAGCATTTTTTTAGAATCACTAATTACTTTGTATCCAGAAGTCTCATCAGTACCTATCAACATAAATGATACATTAAAAGTTGGTTTATCAGTCCCAGACCATCTTGCCTTAGTTTGGTTAATATTTTTTACAACCCTTTGTGAAAGACCAGTCCCCCCAAACATATCAGGAAAAGCTGTATTCATAAGTGTAGTTGCACTATTCAAAATATTGCTTGCTATCTCTTGTAAAGAAGAAACTAAACCACCAGCATCATATTGTGAACTTCCACCTATTGCAAATTCATTTATAGCAAACCCTTCAACAGATTCACTCTTACCAGTCCCTCTCAATAATTTACTGATATTACTTTCTCCCCAATAAAATCCTATCTTAGCATTTGGATCATTTTTTAATTTATCAATTTCAAATTTTCTCTCAGCCATTTTTACCCCTTAACCATAATAGTCTGAACCATAGCTAATGAAGGATCATCAATCTGAACCTGTCTTCCAATTGGTGGAGGAGTAGGATTAATAATTGGAGGAGGAACATTTACTTGTATAGGTCTTTCTGTTCCTTCAGGTTTTTTAGTCTCCTCTCGTGCTCTTACACTTTCTGCAAGTTTTTCTGGACTAAATGCTTCCTCTGTTGGAGGAACAACAGCCCCAGGAGTGGCTTGTCCACTCATAATTTGCTGTAACATACCTTCTTCAAAAGGTGTTGAATCTCTCAATACCCATTTTCCATCTTTTGTCTTTATCAACTGTCCTTGTTCTTTCAAGGACGTAAATCGTTCAACATAATCCTGGGTACTTACTCTTTCACCTTCAGCCTGGGCTTTCTCCAATGGCTCCACAAATTTTTTAAAAGTTTCTGGCTCCATAGATTTTTCCCACCTGTCAAGTAAAACATCTTTATTCATTCCAGTCTCATCGAGACCTTTAGCTTCTCCAATACCTAACCAATCCCCTGCTTTTTGTATCCAGGGGCCAACAAACTTGTTTAATAGAGTCCCTACAAGTAACCCACCAAGACCAGCAACAGCTATCCCTATAGTTGGTATTATAAGACTCCCTATAGTGGTCAAAGCAGGAGTCACAATACCAGCCATTTTTGTAGCCATTACACCTGTTATACCACCTTCTTTGGTAAACATTTCAGCAACATCTGTGAAACTATCAACCCAGTCTCCCATCATGCCAAAACTACTTTTTCCTTTCTCATCTTTTTTATCAAAAATTGAGGGGACAATGGGTTTTACTTTGCCTTCGGTATTCTCTATAATCTCTCCTAATCGATCATGAGTCTTAGCAGCATGAATATCCTGATCATCTTCAAAATCTTTATTAGTACGAGCAATTTCACCGAGTTTATCAGACATTTTTCGTGACTGGTAAGTCTGTTTTTCAGCTTCCTGTATAGCCTTATCTTCTTTCTCAAATAACTTCTTTATTCCTGCTCCAACTGTTTTATCAATAATCTTACCAGTAGCATTTGAGACTGTTTCAGCAAAAGGCCCTAATATTGGAAATAGAGCAGTATTTAATAAACCTCTTCCTGCTTGTCCAAGAGTTGACTCAGTAGTTTTAGCACTGAAGTTCTCCCAAGCACCAAGAAGTTTTTCTTGTTGCTCTTCTCTCTTTTTTCTAAGATCCAGTAGAACGTTTTTGTCTTCTTCTTGATTTTTCTTAATATCCTCAAGAGCTTCAACAGCATCTTCAGACGTTTCAATAGATCCAGGTGTTACAACACCACCTGTTTGAGTAACATATCCTTTTACTTCTTCAACTAATTGTTTTTTATAATCTAAATCGACTCTGCTATCCTCTGCCAATTTCTTATAATTAACCAGAATATCTTTAAGGCTTATACTCAAGGTATTGCCCATAGTCTCTAATTGTTGAGAAGCATTTTTAAGAGTAGAAAGGATCTCAGTCATTTGTTTCACACTGAGATCCTTTTCCCTTAAAATTTTATCTATAAGATCTTGATTAACTCCACTTAAAGAACCTACATCAGTTATACCTGATTTTTCAAGTGTTGAACGGATCAGATCTAATTTTACAGCTATATCAATAAAGTCTTTCCTTGAAGTTTCAGAGAGGTTTATACTCATGTCTTGCATTTTTTCTGGGAGTTCACTTAATAGCTTATCCAGATTATTCTGTTGATAAGCTTGAACCATTTTTATATAATTCAAAACGGAAGTGGCCCCAGAGGTAGAAGACTCCCCTCTTCCTAATAAGTTTCCGATCCTTTCAAAAGCCATTTTTTAACCTTTATATCTTTATTAGAGATTTGTAGTGATTTACGACCCTATCATAATCCATATAGTCAATATGATAGATATCAATTAAACCACTACGTGCCAAAACGAATTCCACCTCTCTCAGGAATTGTATCTGGACGAAAGGGCAAGATAACAACACCACCTCCATCTATAGATACATTGATCTTGTTCCCACAAATACTAAAACTTTTATCTTCGTGGGTGATAGAATTCTGACAAATAACATTGATGGGCCTTAAACTGTGATAAAGAATCTTATCAATTTCATCTAAATTTCTCATATCATCGAGATCGATACATTTATAAATTGTATCGTAAGCCTCATCAAAACCTATGTTTCTAACTTGAACTGCTAAACCAGCAGTCTTATTTCTGTATAAATTTTTTTTCAATAAAGTAAGGTAATCATTAACTGTGATAGGGGTAAAATGTAATTCTTTACCATTTGATAAAGTAAGAATTACTGGCAACTTTGGGATCTGTAATTCGTCAAAATCCAATTTCTCAATGAGAAATTCAAATTTTCCCATATTACCACATTTATCACACCTGTATTGTACTGTGAATTTACTACCTCCCAGAGTAGATAGTTTCCTATAAAGAGCAATGTGTAAATAATCACCAAATGTCAATTCATAAGGATCGAAAGTAGTTTCTATCCCCTTCATGACAAATTTTATTTGCTCTTCATCAGATATCTTAGATCCACTTATCTCATTAATCTCTCCAAAACTGTAAGGTCTATAATGAATTTTAGATCCTTCAGGATATGGAAGAAAATTACTGGGTAAATTTTTCATTTCTACTTTTGGGAAGTTGCTTAGTTCAGTTTCACCACTTAGCTTAGGTTTTAACATTATCTCCCCTTCTTATTATTCTTGTGTCTCGGACGTATATTCTTTCATAACCCTATTGTTATAAACAATATTTCTTATCCTAACAATGTTAAAAGATAAAGAATATGTTGGGACATTGGCTTCAGAAGTTCCTGCATAACTAATTGTACCTTCAGGGTACACATCATAAACAGCAAGTCTAACCCAGTTTTTATTAACTATTCCAGATTCAAAACTATAGATATATTCCATAATCGTCATCTTTTTTACAGCATCAGAAAGCATTGCAACATATTGGTATCTATTAGGTTCACCAAGGATAATATCATTTATCCATTCGGTAAACCACCTCTTTAAAGATCCCAAATAATCATCCACAAATGTTATTTCAACAGTCAATGCCTGGGAGTTCAATGGAACTTTATAATTAGACAAATAACCATCAAAAGTATGTGAATTCAATGCTGCAAGATCTTCCTTAACATCTGTAGCTGGGAAGAAATTATTTCTGAAGGGTGGGGGAGTATCATCAAGCAGAATTTCCCACTGATAACTTTTCCCCCAATTAACCTTCCTCATCTGATCAATTCTATCCAATAACACTTTTAAAATTCCTTAAACGAGTTTAGTATCCTCAAAATAATCGTATGAGAGCATTAAACTTGGTCTCAATACGTCACTGGTATCTCCACCAAGAGGCCCACCAGTAGGATCATAATCTTCCAAAAAACAACCTATAAGCTTATACTGCCAAATGGCATTATCATTTGTATCGAGCAGATGTAGAATTATTGTTCCTTCAAGATCGGATTTAGGAGCAGCACGACCAGTTTTTGTGGCCCAACATGCATCTCTCCAACGTTTGAAGAAATCATTAACCATACCATCTACAGTCTCAACAAATGTAAAAGTTATAGGAGTATTATAATTATATATCCCTGGTTGTCTGATTCTATGACCCCTAATATTTACTTCAATAGAAGTTCCTGTCATCTTAGGAACTTCTGAAGATAAACATCGAATATTTAAGTCATCAGAACTTGGATAAGGAGCACCAGCAGCAGGAAACTTAACTATTGTTAAGTCCCATGTATACATCCTGGCATAATCGCCAGCAGTTCTAATTTGATCAATAGTTGGTCTCACGATATCCTCCCATTATAGTGAAGCAGCAGCTAAGGAGAACTCAGTTCCAGTTCTGGTAATAACTACTGTAAAATTAATATATTCAATACTTTGTACTGGCTTAATAAATAGCCATACATTAAGTCTATGATTGTCAATATCCTCAGGAGTATTGTTTGTGTCATCACATATGGTCATATATTCATAAACACCCCTACGTGCTTGAATATCATCCATATAAGAATCAATAATAGACTTTACAATTGCTCTTGTAGTTGCATCATTGATTTCAAATTCAAAATCTTCCAAAGCTACCTTAATAGCAGGTTCAATAACCAATAGCAGCAATCTTACATTCAAGCGATCAAGTGAAGATGGTCTTGATAATAATGTCTTCTGACCCCATACCAAAATTCCTCTACCAGGAGCAAACCTTAGTGGGTTAATTCCATTATCATACAAATAATCCATTTCAGCACTTGAGAATCTTCGTCTAAGATCCAATACTTCAATTATACCACGTCTGAAACCAGCAGGTGGATACCACATTTCATAATTAGCAGCAGTATCAGAAATAACACCAGCAGCATAACCATCGGGTGGAACATATAGATAACGATCATTAAACTTATCATAAATCTTAACATGAGGACAGTATAAACTTGCATAAGACGAACTAACATTTAATACTGTTCTTCGATAATCGATTATCTCATTAAGATAGTTAGAACTTGCTTCCCTATCGTAAGGAGTTGACAAGATTGCTACACAGTCTTGTCTTTCTTCAGCCAAACTAACCAATGCCTGTTGATATGGAGCAGTAGCCCTACCACCATCCAGTAACAGGGTAATAGGAACATCATCTGGATTGGCTATTTTACTTAACCCTTGGATCATGTGCCCGTCTGTTACAGGATCAGAATCTTCACCCTCTGCAAAACTTAACCGTGTAAGCTGTTCTTGTGGATAGAGAGTTGTAGGATCACTGGTATCAGGATCTATATCTGGATTAGACATACCACGAATATAATTAGATCCCTCAAGTACATCTTCTATAAAAATGTTTCTTCCATGACCATCTTTCTTACCTTCGATCCTTGAACAAATAAAAGACTCTTCCATAGAAGTAGCACTTTTATAAGTCTTATAAACTTCAATAAGAAAAGATTCAGGCTCTTTTACTCTCTCTTGTGCAGGTCTAATTGTAAAAGCACCACTTGAGGCTCTTGGTACAATACTACCATCACCATCAGCAGTAAGATCTATTGCCAAACCTACTTGAGAGTCTTCATAAGAAGCAGCTAATTGAATAGTTGTTTCACTGATATGAATAGTATAATAATCTATCCCTTCGGATAATCCACCAGGAAGACCACTACCAGTATCAGTTACTTGAACCTTAACACCAGTAGGCCAATACTCGGCTACAGTCAACAGATCATTGACAGCAGTTCCAGTAAAGGTCTCAGTGTCTAATAAGTCTACTTCTTTAGGTGTAATTGTATGTACACCAGTTCCATTATCGGTAATATCTATATAATCGTTAGCAACAGCATCAGCTTCAGTTGTAGCTAACCTAATTTTACCAATTTCTGTATCATTACTATAAGATACATAAATCACATAATATGTTGTTCCAGTTGCTAAACCAGCAGGTAAAGTACCAGTGGTTGTCAACTCAACAGCAGTTCCAGTAGCCCACTTCTGTCCAAGTGTTAATTCATCTGAATTAAAGTCAGCAGTAAAGTCTTCTGGCCTTTGTGAAACTGGGGACAGTTTTATTGAAGTTGCAGATTGTCTTAAAACATAATATATATCCCCTGCTGTTAGAGGAGCAGGAAGAATACCATCTGTTGAAACAGCAACATCAATACTGGTTGTCCAATCTTGAGTTACAGCTAATTCATTGGTAGAAACATTAACTGTAAAATTTTCTGAAGCATAATATTTGTACATTTTTATACTAATATCATTGCCCCAGACCCCAGGATTAGCAGAAAATAGAGTAAATAACTCATTTGTATCAAAGGTATAACTTGATTCAGGGTTACTCTGCCCAGAAGTCCAAGCAACATTAGGATTGTCCATTTCCATAGCTCTAAATCCACCAAATAGAGCACCATTAGCTATTCTTAAAATCCAAAGTTTATCAGATTTCTTTAAATATGCTAATGAAGAAAAATAGGACATATCCCAACCCACTTCAATAGTTTCATTAGGGGTGTATTGTTTGAGTAACTCTGTATCAGACGTACAAAGATATGCTTCCTCTGTCATACCTTTCTTGGCATCAGGGATTAAAATAGCCCCATAAACTCCTGGAAAAGATGGAACCCTTGTTGATATATCAATTTCTCTTAAATTTACTTTTGCAGAACCCATCAATTTCTCCTTAAATTATACAACTAAAATGAAATACATTAATTTGTCTCCTTAATCTTATAAGGGACAAAAACAACACCGTTAGGTAACGCACCTAACTTATTTTTATTTATCTTTTTAATTTTTCCTCTGGGTGGTACAACAATTGCACTACCAGCATAGGATAAGTATACAGGATGATCTTTTCTACTGATTACATCACCAATATTACTTATAATCATATATTACCTCTCTAATTCTTCTCATATGTAGACTCTGGAACAACTTCTATTGTAGTTCTACCAGGATAAAGTTTTGGTACTGCTTGAACCCCACTACCATCATAAGTTTCTAAATAAATCTTATAACGTGGATAGTAGATAAGACTGGCTGTACCTGGATCAGGAATAGCAACTGGAAAACCTAATACAACATTACAAGTCAAAATAACTAAAGATCCATAATTATCCAAATCCTCTTTTGATATAGAAGTAGGTGTCCACTCTTTAACAATAGACACTATTTCCCCTATTTCTGGGACAGTCACTTGAAAACTTGACCTTGGATCTCTAACTAACAAAAACTCTTCTAAACCTTCTAACATATATATTGATGAACTAACAAAAGCAATGCTGACCTGAAGGTCTCCATATCTGGCTTTAAAAGTTTTACCATCAGAATGTCTAACGGGTATAAACTTTCTACCCTGAACTTCGGAAGGGATTAAGACTTCTCTGTTCCAAAGCATAACCAACCAATTTGGATCACCAGTTTGTACTTTTAAGTCAACATCACTTCTTACAGTAACAACCCTTGCTTCTGCATCCCAGGCAAGAGTTGGTTCATATATTATCTCAGAAAATATAGGAAATCCTTGACCACTTATTTCTGTATGTACACTTTGTAGGTATGTATTTAATACTGAGGAAATTATCATAATTTAACCTCCATAGCAATACATTCATATAACCTTACCATTTCCTCATCATAACCATAAATAGTCCTAACATCTATAATTTTAAAAGGATAGACATAGTTATCATAAGTTTTTGCAAGTACCTTACTATTCTCTGGAAACTCTATTTCATTATCTGTTAAAATGTAGAGATTTGGAAAGGTATAAGTATCGATAGTTTTATCTGATAAAAACCTTCTTGTGTAAAAATCTCCACCAAGGAGCAAAAATCTTCCAGAAACATTGGGTATTTCATTGTATGAATATAAATTATCTTTCTTGTTATAAATATTTAATTGATCTGTTGATGGTTTAACACTTACATAATCCCATCTTGAATATCCCCCATCTGGCCCAGAATCTCTCATATTAAACCAGGTAGTGGTAGTAGTAGCAACAAAAGTTCCAGCCAAAACTCCTGCTCCGATCTCATCACTTTGATAGAGATCAAATCCTTTAGCAGTAGTGCCTATTTCCAATCTATTGTTGGTATGATCAGTATCCGCTATTCTGGATACATATCTATATCTTTGTCCTATTGTTGTCATAAAACTTTGATATGCATACATATCTTGCTGGATAAGTTGCTGAAATTTAACAGCTTCATTATCCCAAAAAATAGATCCTCCCCCAGCACCAACCTCTAATGTCCAATTTGACAGATCCGTCTCAAATTTATTATTCAATATTGATTCAGATCCTAATTGTTCATTATATGGAAAATAGATGTTACAATCAAGTCCACGGATCTCAGAGAGTTCGGGAATAATATTGTAGCAATTCTCACCCATGCTTTTAAATAATTCATATAATACATCTATTTCCATAGTTTCTCCAATTAGACATTAATCAAAACTCCCCTTGATTGTAACTCTAAAGCCATTTGGTATAAATGTTTACAAACACAAGGTAATTTATCAGGGTTTGGTGAAGGACGTGTGGTAGTCTTTCTTACATAAGGTCTTGCTTTTCTATTTGGAGCTAAAGCCCCAGCCTTAGCAAGATACCACTCACAAGCAAAACGAAACCACATACATCCACAGAATACCCTAACAGGATGTCTTCTAATGGTTATTCTTTCAGCATATCGTGTTACAACACCTTCACGCTTAGATTCTATTCGCACTGGAATAACATGTTTACCATCTCTTTTATCACTAAAATCTACATTAAAAAATATCATAGTCAATGGATACTGTTGAGTACCATAGGCTAATCCATCAAATCTTACCCATTTAACTCCTGCAAATGCTGATGTTTTAATAATCTTAATAGTCCTATCCTGTTTATGAGGATATCCTAAAACTTTTTGAGCATTATCCAACAGCGTTCTAAGGGTTAAGTGAGCTTTCATTCTTCTATTAGCCTCACTTATTGCCATGAGCAACCTCCATGATTTATTCATTAAATTGTCCTTAGAATAATAATTTATTCCTCTTTCATATTTGATCCAGCACCATTTACTGTTACTGTATCTTTTACTACTGAAACGTTACCAACTTCTGTTCCAAAAATATTTGCCAACTCATCTACCATACCTGGTGATTCAGGAACGGCAGGAGAAACAACTACTGAGAAATCGAAGTTTTTGAAATCGAATTGACTCTGTACAACCTTATAATCTTGACCAGTCTTGGAGTTTAGATAATCAACAAGAACAGCCAATGTATTTTGTTTGTCATACTCATCCATCTGCTCATTGACTTTATTATCTTCCTTAGATTCATGAACAGGAGTCATAATGGATTGACACATAGGGCACATAATACTTTCTGCATCAGAGGGGCCTACGTTAGAATAGCCACATTCTGAACAGGTAAAAGAAGAAGTCTTACCAGCCATTACGTGACCCAGTTCTCTTAGTTCTGTACCTTCAGCTAACTTAAGTAAATCTTTAGCTTTTGACATTTAAAATTCCTCCTAAATTAAATTAAAAGTCTAAAGGAGAGAGTTGTTGTATCTCTTCCTTTAGAGTGGTATATTCACTATCTGCTTCAGAGTAGAGTTCTCCACCCTGAAAATCAATTGGTAAGTCAGGTAATTGACCACCTTTCCTACGTTTATTACTACAATAAAATTTTATATGGACTTGTATAAATCTGCTAAGTAAGGGTTTTTCATCAAGAAGATCATTGTCTACGGTCTCAAGTGTCCATTTATAACCCGTCCTTAAAAAATAATCCCCTGGATCTATCCATAGATCGGGCTTTTCATACAACCAATTATAAACTAAACTTCCTTGTGTAGTATCTGGGACTGCCCCAATAGCATAGTAATATATTCTAAAAATATACTCTGGGACATTTGTGTCTGGAAATGTATAGGGTTTATCAGATACAAACAAAGATTCTGTTTTAGTTCTTGGATCATATTTATTGTAATAATTTATAGCATCTCTAAATGCTTTACTAATTATTCCGTCCGTGAGTTCCCTCTCGGTAAATGGAACTATTTCTAAATATCTTTGTCTTAATTCATCTACTGTCATTTTCCTATTTATCTCTTAGAAAGGCATTCAATTAAATTATATTTTAACTTTTTTTCTAAATTTTTTATTGATTTCTCAATCTCATTGAGAACATCTTTTATCTCAATGTCTAAATTGTTAGACATTAAAAATTCTAACATATTGAATTTATATAAAGAATCAAAATTAAAGGTTTTATCCTTTAAAAAGTCTGAATCCAAGTCCGAAGAAAGTAATAAAACCAATTTATTACCCTCAAGTATCAAATTAAGTTTGACATCAGCATTTTTACTGCAAACATCCACCGATTTTTGAGACTCGGATTGAATAGAGTTTTCACCAATTTTTTGTAAAAAATATCCTGACTTACTCATTTTTTATTTATCCAATATTCAGAGCTTCAGCAATCCTATCAATAATATTTGTTTTAGTTCCAGAATCATCCAGACCTAAGGAAATAGCTAAAGTTTTAAGTTCATCCTTAAGCATAGCTTTTAGATCACTAACACTTTTAGGACTATTATCTTCTTCTTGTACTTCAGGTTCTACTGGTTCGGGTTCTGATTCAGTTTCAGCTACTTCAGGCTCCATAACTTCAGGTTCTTTTACCTCTTCAACTGGTTTAACCTCTTCAACTTTCGTTTCAACCTTTTTTTCTACTTCTTTATGAACACCCAAGATTTTAAGATAGGTATCTAAACTCTTCTGATCAACCTTAGGTTTTATAGTGGTATTATTAGACATTTATAAAAACTCCCCAATAAAAATAAAGGGAAGGAGAAGGTATCCCCTCTCCTCCCCAGTATTAAATAGATTAAATTACATATTTGTAATTTTTATCATAGATGTGAAACCTTCAACAACTGTGTCAACAGCAGCAGCGTGAGCTACACCAGTAACACGGTTGAATACGTTCCGTCCTATACCCTTTACAACTACTATTGGTAGATAAGGAGCATAAACTACAGGAGCTTCAAACCATGAAGAACCCCTATAACCTACAACACACTCATCATCAGCTACCAAAGCTTTTGGTGCATAGAATACAGGTACATTCTGATAGAAACCAATTAGGTATGGCCCAGGAATTGGTTTACGATTCATTTCAACACCGATAGACTGTAGAATCCTACGTGTATAGGAACCAGCTACGATGAAACTCAATGCCCCACGACCTGTTTCGGCATCAATCTTCTGTACTGCCTCTTCGATAGCATCGGAGAAAGTTCTACGATGTTCGGCTGTAGAAACACCAGCAGGAAGAGTAGCATCCCAGTTAGTTGTACCAGTTGTGTTAGCAGCAAGTTTTAACTTCTTGATGATAGCTGTAAGAACAGCACTATTGATCTGACCAACAGCAGCAGAAGCTACGTCATCAGATACGGCCTCTCCGAAACGTCTCCGTACAGAGTAATCAGCCAAGGTACTATATTCGTTTTCCAATACAAAGTAATTGGCACGAACAGCCTTAGAAGTTAGCCGATACAAGAAACCAGGAATTGTGGTTGCTTGTGCTAAATTCTGATGATAAGTAATAACAATAGAACCAGAAGTTGCGTCAGCAATTTCTACTTCAATGTTAGAATCACCAGTATCATAATTTACATCACCAGTGTTGAGGTCAGCAGGTGTAGGCCAGTTACCAATTATGTAACCATCACCGTCATCAAGACCACGATATGTACCTGCATTGGCACCGTCATCAATTGTGATAACTACACTTATAGTTCTTGCCCTTACGGGGGAACTTAGTGTAATATCATAGTGATCTGTGGTAGCTACCAAAGCAGTTGTACTTGTTAGTTGTTCACTGTAATAGGTATCCAACTCGTTAGAGAGCTTTCCACCCTTTTTACCAATGATATCGCCAGCAGTAATGTCACCCCTTGTTGCAGTGGCTACTAACTCACGATAATAAATAAGACCAACTTCATCAGCCAAAGGCTGTACTGAAGCTAAGAAAGAAGCAGGAAGGGTAATATACTGAATTGCAGCAAGTCCCAATCCAACTTTCATATAATCGCCAAGCTGATCCCTTGTGGTTACATCGGCTTCAGCAATCTGGCAATATGTTTCCCATTGCTCCATATACTGACCTAAAGCAACGGTATCATGGAGACCCCAGGTCTTCCCATGAGATTTGTAAGTTTCATCATATGTTTTAGCTGCTTCTTCGATATAATCACCATAACGTTTCTCGAATCTTTCAGCATCATTTTTGAACTTATTCATGATGAACTCTTCGGTAATTTGAAGATCTTGTTCCATTATTTCATTCTCCTATTTGAGTGAATTAAAATTAACTAAACTAATGTTTAGTCAGTTTTCCTATTGTGATTCATTTGACCAGCAACTCGACTGATGATGGAAGCACTAAGTTTACCCTTTTTAGTTTCGGGTTTCTTCCCGTCTTTACCATCTTCATTTTTTGTTTCTTTACGAGTTGTTAGACTTTCACTTAGCAACTCCTCTACAACTTCAAAGTCTTCGACCTTATTGTAAAGTCTAATTGCTAAATCAGAACTTACATTGTACTTTGTGGCAATGGATTCACACTTAGATGTAACCATTGCATCACTGAATTTCTTAAAAACTTCCTGAATTTCAGCTACTTCACCAAGTTCTTTGTAAGCTGTGATAGTTTTGATTGCTCCGTCAAGAGCTTCGTCTACTTCATCGGGACTTCCGAGTTCTTTGTAGGCTACTAAAAGATTGTATGACTTATCAAGGGCTTCAGTTACTTCATCTACAGAACCGAGTTCTTTGTATTGATTTAATTCTTCTAACTGAGCTTTTACTTCCTTAATGTCAATACCATCAAGACTTTCTACCAAGGAGGTAGCTTTGTCAAGAGCTACTGTGATCTCTTCAGGAGTTCCGAGTTCTTTATAGGCAGCTATGGTCTGGTCAAGATCCTGAACTACCTCTGTTAGAGCTTGTTTTTCCTTTAAAAGTTGCTCTGCTAATTTATCAGACATTTTATATATCTCCTATTAAAAATAAATATTTTACATTTTTACGAAAACGTAATACAAAACGAAATTTTAGACAACAAGTGTCTCAACAAGAATTTCCATACACATTATGTTTTGTGCTGCTATCTACATTGACTAACTACTCTACGTCTATACTATCCCTCCACTAAACAATACAGTTATTGGTTTACGTTATATAGTTCTTAAAATAAAATTTATATCTCTTTCAAGCTTTTTAGCTCTGGATTCAGCTTCGATCTTATTTATGATAAGATCCTGATAATTATCAAGATAACATTCAGCCAATGTTACAAGCTGTTCACCAACAAATTCAGGTGCAGCTTCCAGGAAACCAGGTTCTAATACCCAATCAAAAGTATTGAACATATAATGATTTTCATCAACAATTGGCATCCCCTGATAAGTCTTTCCGTCAACATATTTTCCATATGCCCTACTGGAAACATAAAGTTTTACCAGTCCGCTTTTCTGGAAAGTATCAACAATACGACCAACAGGAGTATCTAAAATATAAGCCTCTCCCATTCCTTTGTTTTGTCCTTCAATCCATAGTTTTTTAACTACGTGAGAAGCATACATAGGGTGAGAAAACTTTGACTTTGGTTCTGGATGTAACAATGTCCCCAGCATTCCATCACGCAACTTTGTTTGTGTGGTTGCTGATTCCAAAATTTTAGGCCAAAGGGTAGGTGGATAATATCTCTTATTCCTACTAACTCCACCAGGAACAAAGAATTGACCTACAGCATGGGCCAGTATTTTATTTCTCCCATCCTCCCCACCAACTGACTCATATATTGCTGGTTCATAAGGTGTAATGTCATCCACAAAAGTTAAAAGATCCATTATTTATCTCCCTCTTCAAGAATTTCTTTCACAATTTCACAGTCTTGACCAATATAGCCTATTAATTCACAAATATCATAGACTTCTGGATAGTTATAACTCTCCAAAAGCCCAGAATTCAATAGATCAGACATATATTCACATAATGACTGAATAACCAAAGGAGCTAACTGCTCATAATCATATCCAGCATTAACCTGACTTCGTTTATTCTTATTAAATCTCCCAAGCATTCTATGAAATTGTCTTCCACTTGAAGATTTGTGCCAACGTTTAATTGGCTTCATATATCTTGATCTTCCACGTTGCCAAGCCCTTTTTGTAGCTTGTCTTCGTCTTACGTTACTAACCCTACTTCGTCTGACTCGTCCTATTCGTGATCTTAAGTTAAGCCAGTCCTCAAAGATACTAAATTTATATCTAAAATCAGCTTCATCTGAAGATTCATTCCATCCCAACTTTTTGACACATTTTTCCCCAATAATTTTCTTCAAGACTCCTACAACAAATTTGTAAAAATTGGGATCTCCTTCTTTCAAACCCTTATTTTCAGCTTGATTTTTGGCATCATCCCAATATTTTTCAAGATCATCAGGAGTTATGTCACACGTTTTAGATATCTTTTGTAGCATATTTACAGGCATTATGCAATTTCCCCAGGATTATCAACTACAATAGTTTTATCCGCACCAGGCTCCCCAACAGTAGGTTCTGGTTCAGGTTTTTCTTGACCAAAATTTCCCCACCTTGGTTCTTCATCATCTTCAGGTGGTTTTTCATCCTCTGGGGGTTCTGGTTTCTTAAGTTTCTTAAGATCAAAAATCTTTCTACCCAGAATAGGCTCCAACTTGGTATTAAGAATATCAAGCATAGCTCTTCTATCAAGTTCTGGAAGAGTCTCTTCAGTTTCTTGAAACATCCTATTAAAATCATCAATGATTCTCTGGATATTGCTTAACATTCCAGATAAAGAATCAGCAACATCAATAGCATCTAAAGTCTCTATCCCTGGAACTGGGGGTAATTTAACCTTCAGTTCATCAGACTTTATCATTTTATACTTCTCACCACTTGTTCTTCTATACTCCAAATAATTGAGTAAGAATCTTTTAACACCCTTTCCAATTTCCTTTCGGATAAAGTGAAGCTTCTGCAAATAAGTGAGAAGTGTTTTAGGATCTTCTTGGCCTTGTCCCAAATCAATAATATAAGAAACAGGAACTCCAATCCTATTTGCAATGGTAGCTACAAGATATTCCATGTCTCTAAGATCAACAGTACGGGGTTCAGGTTGATCCCTCACTCCCATATCAGCTTTTCCCGTGTTAAGAGATGGAATACATTTAAATCTACCAAAGGAGGAAAGTATCTCCTCCATAGTATTCAAACTAAGATTCAAATTCAAAGTAGAATTCAATTGTTTCTCATACTCTTTACAGATTTCAAATATCTGCTTTATAGGAGTATTAGGTGGAACACTGATATTTACAATCTGACCCCTATCCATCCTCATAACTTGAGTCAGAGGAATTAATTTTTCCATCAAAGCTAAAGAATTAAGAAGTGTTATAGCAGAAGGTATAACAAATGGTATAGGAATTTTTACATAATATTCACTACCACTCTCATCTCTAACCTTTATCTTCATCCTTCGACTTGGTAAAGAAAGTATGAAAACTTCATGAGATTCTATAAATTTATCTCTTGTAAATTCACCATATTTATGTAAGGTATTAGTAGAAGCAGTATATAAAACTTTTTCTACTTCTCCCCTGGTATAGACTGGTAATAGATCAGGATAATCATAACGATCATCTATTTCAGTATTTGCCCAGTCAATATAATAATAATATTCCCCGAACAGTAAAAGATCAAACATACATTCAGTAATGTGATCCTCTATTCTGAAGTTCTTTATAATCTCATTAAGATCATTTTGAACACCTTTGTCAGGTGTATATTCTACTTCCAATAAGGGTTTTTGTTCCCCTCTTCCCTTCCAAAGAAGATCGGTAATAACCTTCAACAGTAATGACTCAACCAATGGTTGATTTTGAAGTTCAGTATAAGTTTTAAAAAGTTGTTTTTTACTACCTATCTGTCCTCTTAAACCATCCAACAATTGTTGTATCAGATTATTTTTATTATCTTTTAAATCAGGTATAATGGGATAAAACTCTGGTTCAGATACAGTATATCTTATGCCCAATAGAGATTTTAATCTCTTTTCTAAATTTATTCTACTCATAATTAACCATTAAACCCTATAGCTAAAGTTGAATTATCAAAGTATTCAAGTTGTCCATATTCTTCTTGGACAATTGATTGTATAATTGGAAACTGTTTGTATGCTGTATATGCTGAATAGACACTACAAGCAACAGCATCAGCACAGTCCTTACTTCCGTTTGGTGGGTGATCAATCTTTTTTCCAACATCCAGAAGATCTTTTAATTCATCATATAAAATAGTATATTTAGGCCCTAACCATCGTTTCTGTAGGATAGATTCTTTTAATTTCTCATAAGGATCTTTTGTAAGATCGGCTGAAAGTTTTTCAGCAGTATATCCCATAAGAATAAGATCCTGTCTTAAGTTATCAGATTGAAACCCATCCATTGTAATTTTTGTCAATGGGTAGCCTAAATTAGAGAGATCTCTAATAAAATTTTTCAGTTTGTAAATAGGAATTTCAGAACCTTTTTTAGCTTCTATAGTAAAGGCAAACTCAGTCATAAAGAAAGGTTCATTTACCGTAATAATCTTACCAGTAGAAGCATCCCTTAGTTTTATTGGTAAAACTTCAGATACAAAAGAACTTGCAACTCCCAATCTATCCATTTTTCCAAGACTCATATCAAAATGAAGATATCTTGGAGTATATTGAAATTGTGGAAGAGAAAGTTTGTTTTTCTCTAAGTAATCCAATAAAATATCTGTAGGATCGTGAAAATCCAATACAATAATTTCCCGTTTTACAGGGTTTGGTAGCTTTGTAGCCTTAGCAATAAGTTGTTTAGATGGTATAAATGTATGGACAGAACCAATAGAATGACCTGCCATTTCTCTTAAAGCAGAAAAAATATCATACTTAAAAGAATTATAATGTTCTACTGGAACGTCAATTATTCTTGCTTCATCTAAACCATAAGCGTCACTTGGACGTTCTATTATTCTGGGATCTCTGTGGTCGTCCCCAACAAAAACTTTAAAAGTTTTTCCACAATATGGAGATCTACCTTGTTCATCAACCTTATGTTTTAATAATTCCCAAAGAGGATAATCATAAACTTGAGTATTAGTATTATCCCTCATCTTAATAATGTGTTGTTCAAGAAAGCCTTCTTCGTTTGTTTTTGAAGAAACTAACCACATCCTGGCAAAATAACCACCAGCCCTTAAAAATCGAGATTCAACCCTACGTTTTACTGACATGTAGTTTTTATAAGCTTGAGCTTTAACTTTGTTTTGAAAATTAATTTCATCCAGGATAGCTCCGATAACATCCATACCAAGAGCGTGTGAAGGTCTTGACCCAACAAATAAGTCTACATTTTTCTTAAATAGACTTCTCTTGTATCGAGAGGTATTTAAAAACATACGAAACCTGGGGGAAGTATGAATCATATCAGTCATTTGATCAAAAACAACATTTCCAGCTAAAGTTAAAGTAGCACTCATAATAGCAAAAGCTATCTTTTTTGCTGGCCCTGTACCAAATTTCCCATGAGGATTATCTAACATACAAACTCTGGCAACATCATATAAACCACCAATAGTTGCTATCAAACTTTTTCCCGTACCAATAGCCCCAGTAAAAACTACTTCACTATAGGGACTATGAAAAGGATTTGGAAAAATTTCATAAAGAGCTTTTCTCCAAGGTGGATAAATGTAAGGTAAAGAGTCTTTTAACCAATCCGAACTATCTATAAATTCCTGTATAGTGGGAGGAGCTTGTTCATATCCTAACATTTTAGCTAAGACATTATATAATTCCTTTTCCCCATAAGCTTCAAGTATCTGTTCACATAATTGAGAATATGGATCTATCTTCTTTTCTTCCATTTATCTCACACCCTTTATTCACTTATTCCTTTTTTTCTCCCTCATACCATTTGGCTAATTTTTCTTGCATACCATCAGCCCATTTTGATAATTCAGGATTTTGTTTACTATTCCAAACTTTAAGATTAATCAAAGCTTTGGAAATAGTTTCAAAACTATGTTTATCAACCAGTTTCTTAAAATGATCCAATCCCAAGTCATCAACTTTTTTTCCGACTGGAACTTCCAGTATACCTTCATGTTCTACTGGGATTTTGATTTTTTGTTCATATAGATCAACAAATTTATCAAATTTTGACATTGTATTTATCCTCTTAGTTTCTCTTTTACAGGAACACTTTCTTCTTTGGCTATTCTCTGTATCATTTTCCTATGGACTTCAGTTACAGGACTAAGAGATAATCCTTCCTGATCCTCTTTTATAAAACCTGTCTTGACTGCATGAAAAATATCCTGTGTCATTCTGACAAGTTTGTATTCTCTATTGTTTCTAAAAGTAAAGGTGGATATAATCTTACCCATTAATTCATTTATTTTCATAGACAAATCTTGTGCCTTACTTTTTTCCATTTTTGATTTCCCCATTGACCATTTTTACCATGTTGTTATAGAATTTTCTTTCCTTACCATTCTTAACATCATCAGAATACTTGGTTCCCTTTTTCTTTTCAATTTGACTAACCATTTTTGATGCTGCTGACTTCAAGACTTTTTTCTCTTCATCTGTGATATGAGTATCATCAGAATCAATATCATCTTCTTCCAACATAGCTAAAATTTCTCGTGCTTTACTCATTTTCGTCTGTATCCCCAATTAGTTTCTTTTCAGGTTCTTCAACCTCCATGCCAAGGCTTTTGACATTTTTTGCTAAGAACTCAGCTAATGCTGACATATCAGCAGGTATACTTCCACTGTCCGATACCTGGGTTTTAGCTCTTAATGTAATGAGATCAGCTTCGATCTTAGGCCAATCAACCTTATCAACAGTAGTTCTAATGTAATCAGTAATATCTTTTAGAGCATCAGTAGCGGTTTTATAAAGTTTAAAAACCTCTGCTGGCTCCATTTGTCTCAAAGTTTCTTCCTTGAAAACAATTTCTTCAAGTCTTCTTGTAGTCTCAGTTAAAAGAAAAAGTCTCTCACTCTGGGTTTCTGCCATACCTAATAAAACAAACTGTAATCCTAAAGATTTCAGTTTCCAGTCATGATAATTTTTTCCTTTTCTTCTAACTAAATCCATTGCATAATCAAGAGTTGACTTTTCTTCTTGGTTAGTTAAATTTTTATCTTTTTTGTCTGCCATAATAATCACTTTCCAGAATTCATTTCTTCTTTTAAATTTTTAATCAGGGTTGGAGCTATTAAATGAAACTCCTTCCCAGTAAAAAAGTTACTTTTTATCCTGTTACAAATAAGACAACACTTGCAAATGTTGTCAATAGAATATCCTTTACTATTGTCAACTCTATCAATAGTTAATCGTTTTAATTCTTTTTGTCTCTTCCCATAGAATCTTTTAAATCTTTTGACTAACCAACTTTTTCCTTTGTAATTAGTAAGAAATTCTTTAATTTCTATAGTTTCCTTTAGTGTACTTTTACAGTAATCACAAATATCATCAGTAGTTTCCCACCAATATTTAAAAGCTTCAGGTGTTAAACTGAAATCGATTCCTCTTCTTTTTGCACTTCTTTTTATAAGTTGCAATATTCCTTTTGCTGATTGATAATATTTTTTAAGAGCTTCAGCGTTTTTTGTTATTAACTCTTTTGGTTTTTTAGTTATTGTCCTTTTGCCTTTTTTGGAGTTCCTATATTTTTTTCGTTTTTTGTGACCATTTTCACTTTTCGATTTTGACATATACTCCACCACGGAAAGTTTTTGACTTTCCATATTGTAATCATAAATCATATAGTCATAAATTTTATAACCATAAATCATTTATGATAATAAGTTTTCATAATTGTAAGTAAAAATATTTATTTTTTTAAACAGGTAACGATAGCTGCTTTGAAGAGCAGCTATCGTTACAAGTTTTTTTCTAAGAAAGAAAGAAAAGAAGCAAAAGAAAGAAAGAATATATATTAATATTATTAGTATTAAGTAATAATATATATACTACGTATATATATTATTACATTAAGGGACAAATTTTTCTGTTTATCTTATGGATCTACTCTTTATGAAATATATTTACTACTTCATATAGCATAATAATACAAAAATTTACTCCTAAATGCATTTATCAACATAACATATGGATACCACGTTGAGAGGAGGAGTTTGCAGAAAGTAGTGGATTGTGTTACTTTCTGCAAACTGTTGCTTATGATTTTCAATTATCTGCATTGAAATTTCAGCGTGTTACTATTATCAAAAATAAACATATTGGATGATTCATCACCAGTGTTATATGTAACTTTTGGTTTTTCTTCAAATCTTCCAATCCAACCGTCCGAAGATAAAATCTTTTGTAAATTGCTTTTAAAAGATGCTGATCCTTTAAAATCTTTATATGCAGTAGCAACTACTGTAAGACGGTCTTCTTCATAAAGATACTCATACTCACTTACTGCAAAATCTATAGTGAGACAATTTCTTTCTTGTATAAAACTCTCAACACACTCTGAACCACTGATGGTATAAAAAATTTTTGTACCTCTTTGTAGTGAATCACGTTTTAGATCTAAGAGTTTGCTATAATCTAAACAAAAGATAGTTACAGTGTTATTCTCTACTTCAGAACCAAGATTTATTGTATCTTCAGTTCTATCTTTGACTATCCTCTTGTTGTATGTTTCAATTTCAAAAGTTCCAGTAAGTTTTAATTTTAACTTATTCATTATTTTTGTCCTCTTTCATCAAGATGGTTACAATTGTTTCTACTGTGTCATCAATTTTTAAATTTTTTTCTATCTTGTATTTGAAATTTTCCCTTTTCAAATAGTAAATTAGGGATTCAAGTACATCTTCTCCTGTTATGTTTGGATGTATTCTTTTCATATGTGATTCCATCATACCAAATCTGATATGTGCTCCACAAATGGAACATGTTTCACAACAAGGTACACAGTGAACCATTGCTCCACCAGATCTGTGACATGGACAGCTACATTCTTCAGGTTCTATACAATCTCCTGGTAACATTTGTTTTACCTCCTAACAAATTAAGTCCAAAGAAATTTTGTAAACTTGCCGATATAAAAAGTAAGGGAGCAAGTACGTGGGTAGTGCTATGTATTTACATCAAACTTATTATATTCAATAAAAAATGGGTTGTTTTTTATATTATTGTTTAAGGTTTTAAGTATTTTGTTATTTATACTTAAAAATTATAGTAGATGAACATAAATATTCTTTTGCCTTACTCATAGACTTATCCACTGACCTTTTATTAAATGCGGATAGATAATTAAAATGAGCTAAATAAAAGCCCCAAACAACTTGATATACGTAAGATAAGAGGGAAATTAGGAAAGAATAACACATGAAAAAAGAGTCTAATTGTGGAAAAATTGAACAAGATTGTTCAGAATATGACAATAAAATTTGGAAAACTATAAAGAGACACCCAGACTATTTAGAGGAGATAGAAAATGAAACCTAATTATAATTATCCAATTAGAGTTTATGTCACTATAGATGCTGAAAAAGGTAGTGGTATAGTAAATAATCTTGAAGAATACTTAGTAGTAAGTATGAAGGAAGATTATGATGGTGCAAAATTTTATATAGTGAGTAGTGAAGTTACTCAAGCATCTTCAAAGAACCTAAAAGCTGCAATATTGAAATGTATGGCAAGTACAATAATAATAAAGGAAAGTTCAACCATTGAATTCTGATGTTCAACCTATTTGGAACAAGAAAGAGATAAATTATGGAACAAAAGATATTAGGAAACAAGATAAAAATAGAAATAGGAGATCGTTTTTGTTTTTTTCAACTTATGAATTATACTGCTCACTCTCACAAGTTGAGAATGATAGGTAGAGATGGAAAACCTGATATTTGTCATATCTGCAAAAAGATTGTAGAGCCTGAGTGTCAGATATATTTAGTCTGTAATAATTACCTCTGGTTTCCAAATTGTGTTGTTCATAAAAGCTGTATTGATGGAAAATCTTTTGATGAAATATTTAACTTTTTGACAGAGGATTTTAATAAAGCTAAAGAATTTGAACATTGGTTCAAATAAATGAATTTATCGATTGAATTTCTCTTAATTGCCGATAAGTAATTAAGGGGGTAAACAAAATGAAAGAATTAACTGAGAAGGAAATAAATGAATTAAAAGAACAGGAAGAAAAGGAATTTCTGGATTGGTTAGATTCTCTTAGGTTTTGTTACACCTTTAAATAAGGGGGGATATAATGAAAAAAAGAAACAGCATCATCTTAAAAGTTATGGATGAAGTTGTTGATAGGTGTTCCTCTGATGAAGGACTTGAGACAAATGAAATAAGCAGGGAGTTTGTTGAAAGTGTTGTAGATTCATTCAAAGCTGAAATGGTAGATGAGGTTATCAATCGTTTTAAAAATTATGGGTGGATTATAGAAGGGGAAACAAAATGAAATTAGGGGATCAGATAAAAATCAGAGTTCCTAATTCTTATAAGTATTCTTATCATGCTAAAATGGTTCTTGTTGGTAAAATTACTAAAGTCAACAAGAAATCTTATGAAGTATCTGTTCATTTCGGTAATGGTGATTTTTTATGTGTACTGGTAGATAGAAAAGAATATAAACCAGATGAAATTGCCAAGGGCAGATAAGGAGAATAAAATGACTATTCAAACTTATGTATTTAGGTTGGAAACCCTAAATGAACATGGTGATGAAGTTCATTTTTTCAAAAACATAAAAGCCGAATCCAAGAATGAAGCCTGGGATCTTATTTTTAAAGATTACTCTCCCGATGATTATTTTATTAAGCTGAAAGATGTTTTATTTCCTGGGAATCCTGGATATATGAATCTTGATAAATTCAAAGCTTTGGTTTACAAGCACGATGGAGATGTTAAATGTAATTCTTGTCGTAATATTCTTGAACCAAACTTCACTATGTATTTACATTCAGATGGATTAGCTGATAATGAAAATGATAAATGGTGGGTTTATATTGTATGTCCTTATTGTGGATACCAGAACAGTTTCAAAAAGGTTATTAAACAAATTCAAAATAACACTCTTTTGAAAGCTTTGGGTTTATAATGATAAATCATTATTATAAATTATTATTAGAAGATATTGAAAAGTTAAAGGATACATGTATAAATGTTATTTCTGAGCCTGAAATTGCAAAAAAATATCAAGGATGGATTGATCAATTTAAAGCTGGTAAAATAACTGATAAGGCATTTATTAGGTGGTTAGATATTTTAGCAGACTATTGGGGGCCTAAAGATAGATCATATTCCCAATATATTAAGTCACTTTTTAATCAAAAGGAGGGTTAAGAAATGAAACGGTGTATACTTTCATTATTGGTAATTGTTTTATTGGTAGCAGCTTTCGCTGGGTGTGCCCATAAACCTGTAGAACTCAATACACTTATGATCGAATATCCTGTTAAAGGACATGTTGTTGAGGTAGATGGAAAAAAATCATATCTCCTAAATTACAAGTCCCTTAACAATCTTCTTCAGATGAAAGATCAACCTTATTTTTCCAGGAGAGTTATTGAGGAAGAATTAAAAAGGAGGTAAATATGCCTTTGAAGTGTTTAGTATCTAACCCTTCAGATTTTGAGGGTTTTAGCTATGTTTTTAATTCTCTGGAAGGTGCTATGTCCTCTGTTTCTGCTTTTGATATTCTACAACATAAAACTGGAATAAATTTTTCTTTTTATAACAAAAGCAAGGGTAGAAAATTTGATGTTTATATCGAATGCTTCTGTAGGGGAAAATTTTCTCTTGAGATTGAGACAAAAGGTGCCGTATTAAATTTAGATAATACCTATGGGAGCACTATGGGGGGAACTATTATAGCTACCCCAGTACAAATTACACTTCTTCTGGTAAAGCTTTGTGAGGAAGAAAAAGATGTCCTCTTCTATCTTTGAACAAACAGGGTGGAAAAGAC